AGTCCTATGATAATGAAAAATGTTTTATAAAAAGAACCATGAAAGTTACAAACGAGCTTGATAAGTTTTGCTCTTTACCTTTTTCTTTAGCAAAAGAAAAAGTTGAAAGTATTTCTCATATATTATTACATAATAGAAAAGTTTGCGAAAGTTTTAACCCTGCCTATTTGTTCAGGAAAATGATAATGAAAATAACAGAAGGATAGTATATGTATGTAAGATTAATTAGTTATTCTAAACCAGATAACATTATTGGTATAGATAATATTCAAGATTTAATTGCTTATTGTGCTAGAGTTAGTAATCCCGCTAACCAAATGAATAAGGAAACAAGTGAAAAATTGATAAGATATTTGATTAAACATGGACATTGGTCACCTCTTGAGATGGTGTCAGCCTGTTTAGAAATAGAAACTACTAGAGATATCGCACACCAAATAGTAAGACATCGTAGTTTCTCTTTCCAAGAATTTAGTCAACGTTATGCTAATCCCGCTGAGATGGGCGATCAGTTTGTTCTGCGTGAAGCAAGATTGCAAGATACTAAAAATCGTCAGAACTCTATTGATACTGACGATGTTAACCTTCAAGACAGCTGGGAAGTAATTCAAAAAGATGTTATAAATGCAGCAGAATTAGCTTATAACTGGGCACTAGAAAACGGTATTGCAAAAGAACAAGCAAGATCTGTATTACCTGAAGGCAACACTAGAACTAAACTTTATATGAATGGCTCTATAAGAAGTTGGGTACACTACATTGAATTACGAAGTGGTAATGGCACACAAAAAGAACATATGGAAATTGCAAGAGGCTGTGCTTATGAACTCAAATCTATATTCCCTATGATAATGGAATTTGTAAATGACTGAATACGATTCTACTAAAGAATGGCAAAAACTTTATGAAGATATTGAACCAAAACTTTATGAAGACAGTGAGCCAGAACGTTATTATGATTGGATGTTATGGAAATTGAGACAAGAAAGAAAAAAAGAAGAAGAGAAAAAATATATTTATGAGTCGCCTGACAAAGGCAAAACAATTTATAGACGAGAAATGGGCAGTATGAAAAAAGAAAAATTAGTACAAAAAGATAAATCTCCTTTTATTCAATACGGTAAAGATAAAAAATATATTTATGAGTCGCCTGACAAAGGCAAAACAATTTATAGACGAGAAATGGGCAGTATGAAAAAAGAAAAATTAGTACAAAAAGATAAATCTCCTTTTATTCAATACGGTAAAGATGAGCATGAAGTATATCTATCAGCCGATGCTGTAGAAAAATTATCTAAACAAAATGGAACTGTGTCAATCAATGACATGGTAAACCACCCACCACACTATAACAAAGGCATAGAAACAAATGACTATATAAAGTCATGGGATATGAACTATGCTCAAGGTAATGTAATTAAATATGTTACTAGATATAATTTAAAACATAGCGATAAAAGAAAACAAAGAGAAGATTTAAGTAAAGCCAAATGGTATCTTAATGATTTAATTACTCAGCTGGAAGAGTCCATCAAAGATTAACTTTAAACTTTCTTAATGATTAATTTTTTTATATTATATTTATATGAATTACAAAGAACTCAAAGAGCTAATCCAAAAGCACAACAAAGCATATTATGACAACTCAGCCTCTGCAATAGCAGATGCCGACTACGATCAGCTATATGACAAGTTGGAGGCTGTGGAGAAGGCTCAAGGTTGGAGAGACCACGATTCACCTACAAAGCACGTAGGTGGCGCTCCAGGTAAGGTAAAACATCCTTATAAACTATACTCACTTCGTAAAGTGTTTAACGAAGATGAAGTAGATAGTTTTATGAGTATCAAACTCCCGAAGATTGATGGCACTAATCTTTCTCTAATTTACCGTAATGGAAAATTAAAGATGGGTTTGACCAGAGGTAACGGTGAACATGGTAAAGATGTCTCGCATCTTATCGGAATGTTAAAAGGGTGTCCTACAAAAATTGATACACAATATGAAGAAGTTGTAATCAATGGAGAGTGTGTAACTGACAATACAGTAGATAATTATCGAAACTATGTTAGTGGTGCGCTTGGTCTTGACAGTCCTTCTGAGTTTGCTCAAAGAAACATAAAGTTTATTGCACATGATTGGCTTGGTGTAAACATGAATTACACTCCAAGAATGAAAGTAATAAAAAATATGGGTTTCTTTACTGTGTTAGATGCAGAATCATGGAACTATCCTATGGACGGCACTGTGTTCAGAACTGATAGCTGGGAAAAAGAACAAACTCTAGGACATACTGGAAAGTATCCTAGATTTGCAGTAGCTCTTAAACAAAGAGAAACTGAAACAGCAATTACTACTTTACAAGATGTTCTTTGGACAATTGGTAGAACAGGTAGTGTTAACCCAACAGCTGTAGTAGAACCTGTAGTAGTAGAAGATGCTACTATATCAAGGATAACTTTGCACAACATAGATTTCATTGAGCAACACGATCTAGGCTTAGGTGATACTATCAAGATTGAAAGATCAGGTGGTGTTATTCCTAAGTTCCTAGAAGTGATTGAACACTCTAAACACAATCTTAAAATTAATCAAGCACACGCAGAAAAAGCCATTGGACAAAAAGTTGTAAGAGATGGCCCAAAACTAATGACAAAAAGTGGTGAAGGAGATTCAGTTAAGTTTTTAGAATACTTTATAAGAACCATGCAAATAAAAGGTCTTGGCCCTGCATCAATTAAAAAATTAGGACTTATGCACCCCGTAGATTTATACAGTAACGTAAACTGGGATAGACTAGGTGCAAATGGCGCAAAGATTGAACAAGAGATTGAAAGAACTAAGACTAAACCTTATATGACTGTATTAGCAGCATTAGGAATTGAAGGTGTAGGTAACGGGGGAGCTAAACTTATTATTCCCCACATTCCAGCTTTCAGAAATTTAAGAGATATTGAATTTGCAGAGATCAAAGGAATTGGTCCTCGCACAAAAGAATCTATACTTTCTTGGTTAGACGAAAACGAAGAATGGGTACTCGAACTGCCATTACAACTTGAACAAGAAGTAACGGTAGAAGAAGTATCTCAAACTGTAAAAAAAGTCTGTATTACTGGAAAGCTAGATATGACTCGCAATCAACTTGTGAGTATTTTAGAGCCTTTAGGGTTTAAAAATACAAGTACTGTAACAAAGGACTGTTATGCCCTAATTACAGGAGATACTGGTAGTTCAAAACATACCCGTGCTACTCAACTAGGTGTTAAGATAATTGACTATTGGTCAAGTAAAAAAAATGTGTTATCTGGTGATTTTTAATAAAAATAAAAATAACCAAGAAACCACAATAAGTTAATTTGTAGTTGCTTGTAATATAAATCTTAGATATACTCTTTATATCAAGTCAAGAAGAGAACAAAACTTCTTGAGTACATTAACAAAAGTTCGAAAGGAACACTAATATGTCAAAATTTGAATACACTGAAGACATGGTTAGCTCAATGCACGATGCGGCTGCATCAGGTGTTACTGAGGAAATCATCGAAAATCTTATGGGTGAGTTTGACTTCCCAAGACGTTCTGTAACCGCTAAATTAAGAAAACTAGGTTATGACGTTCCTAAAAAGCCAGGAGCTGCTCCTGTATTTTCAGCTGAAGAAACTGCTGAGTTATCTGAATATCTTCAAGCAAACTCAGGCACTATGACTGCTGAAGAAATTTCCGAAAGTTTTGCTGACGGAAAATTTACTGCAAGACAAATTAACGGTAAGGCTCTTTCATTAGAGATGACTTCACACGTTAAACCTGCAGAAAAGAAAGTTACACCGAGAACCTATTCTGAAGAAGAAGAAGGTACTATTCAATCAATGGTTGATGACGGTAAGTATCTTGAAGAAATCGCTGAGTCAGTTGGAAGAACTGTCAACTCAGTGAGAGGTAAATTACTTTCTATGGGTCTTAAAGCTCCGCAAAGAGATAAAAAGACTACTAAAAGTGATCCTTATGAGGGTATCGAAGATATGCTCGATCAAACTGTTGAGCAATTGGCAGAAGCATTTGACAAAACTGTCAGAGGCGTAAAAACAGTACTTACAAGACGTGCTCTTGCTTGTGCTGATTATACTCCAAAGTCTGCTCAAGACTAATTTACCTTTAAAGAGAGTCAGGAATATCTTGACTCTCTTCTTTTTTCATATGCTCTTGCAAGATATTTCAAATGAAGACTTAGATTCTATATTGGGTATGTCCTTACCTGGTAAGAAATCTTTTTTTGCCAAAATGATAAACAAACATTTTCCAGAGTTAAAAGAAGAAGATCCCATGTACAAAGACACTTTAGAGGCTTATCTTTCTAGTTTTTATGTCGAAAAACTATATCGCTCTAACAAATTTTTCCAAGAAAAGTTTGTAATGGTTTATACGAACACTGGTCTTGTTCGTAATGTTATTAACGAATTGTATTTCACAGACGACCATCTCATCACACATTAAACTTGCTAAACTGTTGACTTTTTAGTATAATCTAAATACTAGAGGAGTATTTAACATGGCAAGAAACCCAATCAAAGCAGATATACCTGAAGCTAAAATTCGTCAAGCAATTTGGATGCTAAAGGTTAATAAAACCAAAAAAGCAGTATGCGAGCATTTAGGTATTGCATATAATACTAAAAGACTTGACGCTATTATTGAAAATTTTCACGACAGATTAGCAAAAGAGGCTGCCCTTAAAAAAGCGGCTAGAACTAAAGTATTCACAACTGCAGAGAAACAATCCATTGTTGATTCATATCTGAGTGGAGATGCTCAATCAGCAATAGCTAAGTTACATCATATTTCTCCTGCAAGAGTCAAAAAAATATTAATTGAAATGAATATACCTATTAGAGCAAGAGGTAAAAATAAAGCTGCAAATGTTGAACACGTTATTCAAGACTTAGAAGTAAAATTTAAAAAAGGCGATAAAGTGTTCTATGCTGAAAAAAATTGTTTTATGCAAATTAGAGAAGTTTATGATGAAGATTGGTTAGACTTTCATGAAAATGGTTTTCAAAAATATATTGATATATACCCATTCAAACCTAATCCAAAAACTGGCATGGCTGGTAACTATCATGAGCCTGCTCAAGGAGTTCACTATGAGATATACTGGATGCTTGATGGCGAAACTTTACCTACTAGAAAACTTAATGCGTTCTTGCATCAACGTGATAAAGTTAGTAAAATATTAGAAGAAACAGGCAGAGAAAGTTATTTAACTTATCAGCTTGGCGATAATGGTGGTTATGCCACTCTCAAAAGAGATGTTCTATTTCCCGTAAAGGCTATTAATGGCAATTGATTTACAAAAACTCACTTTAAGACGATTGCTGGACACTCAAAGTAACGATCTATATTCAAGGTTACTTAATCAGTATTTTACGGGTATTAATCTTACTTTGTTTGAAAAAGTAAAATCTTTTTACAAAGCAAATATGCGACTACCTAGCACTGATGAAATATTGAGTCTACGGAAAGATATAGGGTTACAAGAGTATATTGAAAATCAAATTGTAAATGATGAAAATGTTTGTGACCAAATACAGAATGAGTTTTTAGTCTCACAACTACAAGATTATTATATTCGTGATGAAACTATACATTTTATGGATAAGTTTGTGGATCGTCTTGATGATTTAGAAAAAGTAGAAATTGTAGATCAATTTCAAAATCATTTATTACACCTAAATCAAGCTATACCTTACAATGATGAATTATATGACATAGCTGAATTAGACTTTTTTCCTTCTGAAGATGATTTCAAAATATTTCCTTCAGGTCTTAGTGCTGAATTTGACGCAGTTAATGGTGGTTTTGCTACACAAGAACTAGTATTACTAGGAGGGCGTAGAGGTTCGGGTAAGTCTATTATATCACTTAATATGGCGCTAAATAGATTTTTAGAAGGTAATACTGTTGCTTTTTTTACTATAGAAATGAGATACAAAGAAGTTTACGATAGAGTTCTTTCTATAATTAGTGAAGTTCCTTTCTTAGATATATTTAGGAATAAAACTACAGCACAACAAAAGATTGCTATGGCTAAAGCAAAGTTTAAGCATTTTTATAAACCTTCAAAAAAGATTGACGAACTGTTGAAAGAGCTAGAATATACTAAGGACTTTAAACTATTTGAACAAAAATTAAAAGTAGAAAAACCAGCAATGACAGATCATAGACTGTTTATGATTGATGATGAATCTTTGACTTTAAACAGAATAGATCACTACTGTAACATGTTCAGTTCTAAATATCCTAATTATAATCTTGCAGTTGTTGATTACGTCAATATAATAAAACATGATGATCAAAAAAATTGGCAAACTCAAATAACTATTGCAGAGAATCTTAAATCATTATCAAGAAAATATGATTTAACTATGATATCACCTTATCAGATAGATGCAACTGGCGAAGCTAGATTTGCAAAAGGTATTTTAGATTCTGCTGATAGGAGTTTCAACTTTTTTCCTCCACCTGAAGATGAAGATAGACAACTAAATAATAAAATTACAATACATACGACAAAGATTAGAAACGGAAAACATATGAGTTTTGATGTTTACATGAATTGGCCGTGTGTAAAAATAGACCCAGCACAATCAAATGTAATAAACGAAAAACCTCACGATGCTGTGAAGTTTGGAACAGATAAAAAAGAAGGATCAAAAGATATATGAACAGTTTAGAAGAAAAATTAAATAAATTAAAAAAATTATTAACCGAGCAACAACATCTTAAGAACCCTTTAGAAGTGTGGGATTATTTCTTAAAACTAATTCGGTACTGGGGTGTGTGTGATAATAGTCAGCGACTATTCTTAGATAAAGCAAAAATGATATTGTTGAATAATAAAAAATGGATTTAAAAGAAATATTAGATAAAAGGGGTGTTGAATATAAAAATACAAATAACCCTAGTGAAATATTAATATCTTGTACAAGTGGTTTACATGATGATAAATCGCCTTCATTATCCTATTCTCTTGAAAAAAATGTATTTCATTGTTGGAGTTGCGGTTTTGGAGGAGGTGTATCAAAATTTCTAGAAAGTATAGGAGAAATTACTAGAATACCTGTAGAGAGTAAACAACCCTTTAAAATACAAAAACTAAAAACTAAAATTAAGGCTGTAATTGAGATAGATGAGGTAAAACTTCCTAAAACGAGACAAACTTTTATAGGAGAATTCAAAAACATTTCAGGCGCAACGTTAAAAGAATTTCAAGCATTTACTACAGAAGAATTACAATTACATAATTATATTTGTGTTCCGATATATCAATTTGGTAAATTAAAATTTATTGAAGGAAGATATATGGGAAACGTATCTTCACAACCTAAATATTATAGACGACCTGCAAAAGGTAAGGTTAATAATATACTTTTTCCTTTAGATAAAGTAAAAAATACGAATTATATAATTTTAGTTGAAGGATTATTTGATATGTTAAATATGTGGCAGTTAGGTTATAAAAATACTCTATGTATTTTTGGTGCATCTAATTTTGGTAGAATTAAACTAGACCTAGTAGATAAAATTGGAGTAAATCGAGTTGACATCATGATGGATCCAGATGCTCCTGGACAAATGGCTGCTGATAAGATACAATCTTTATTAGATTCAAAAAATATTTATTCAAGAATAATAAAGTTACCATTAGGACATGATCCTGGTGATATAACTAAAGATATGGCAGAGGCAGTGTTAAAATGAAATTAGCAATCATTGGAGCAGGAGTTACAGGTATAACTACTGCATATTTTTTACGAAAAGCAGGACACGAGGTCACTGTAATAGATGCAAACATGCATCCTGCTATGCTTGCATCTCATGCTAACGGAGGACAACTATCTTCATCAAATGCAGAAGTATGGAACTCTTGGGCAAATGTATATAAGGGTATAAAATGGTCATTTAAAAGAGATGCTCCACTAAAAATGAGATATGACTTAGATTTCAAAAAATATAAGTGGCTAATACAATTTATGTCTAATATAAAACATGCAGAAGAAAACACTATTGAAACCACTCGTATGGCGATGGAGTCTATTCATTTAATGAGAACTGAGTTTTCAGACATAGATTATGAACAAAGTGATTGTGGTATTATGCATATCTATAAGAACAAAAAAGAATTAAATCATGCAAGAAGGGTAAACGAACTTTATAAAAAAGGCGGATTATCTCGAACAGAAATTAATCCTAATATGATGAAATTAAAAGAACCAAACATAGTGACTGATGATTGTATTGGTGGCATGTGGACTGGTTATGACGGTGTTGGAGATATTCATAAATTTTGTGTGAACCTAGCTAAAAAGTGTGAAAAAATGGGAGTTAAATTTAGATATGACACTAGGATTGACTGGTACCATAAAGCACCTATGGGGTTAAGTACAAAAATGAAGAGGTGGAGGCTTACAGATAGAAATAAAAATGATCTACATTATGAAGGACTAGTAATTTGTGGAGGTGTATATTCTAGAAAAATAGGAAGAGAATTAGGAGACAATATACCGATATACCCAGTAAAAGGATATTCTGTTAGTATTAATATAAAAGGTCAAGAACATCTTGCACCAAAGGTATCACTATTAGATGATGAAGCTAAGATAGTCACATCAACTCTAGGTAGTGTACTAAGAGTAGCAGGAACTGCAGAATTTAATGGGCAAAATAGAGATATAAGAATAGATAGAATTACACCATTAATGAATTGGGTAAGGAAACATTTTCCAAAATTAGAACTACGAGACTACAAGTCTTGGGCAGGATTAAGACCTATGACACCTAACATGATGCCTATAGTTAAAATTGGCAAATGCCCAAATGTTTGGTACAATACAGGACATGGACATTTAGGATGGACACTAAGTGCATACACAGCAAGACAAATAACGGAGATAATAGATGAGTGATATATGTTTTGTATTTGCCTCAGCAGCAGAGAAAAACGCAGATAAGATTGTAGGTAAATATCTTAAAGATATTGACTATGATATACAGTTTCTAAGTTCTGGGTCTAAAGATAAAATACTTAAAAAAGATATTGATTTAGAAATGTCAGTACTTGATAGTTATAAGTTAGTTTGTCCTATAGGTGCAGATGCACTAAAATATGTTACTGGTATTACAGGTATAACTAAATACAACGGTGTACATTTAGAAAAAAAATATATGCCTATTGTCCACCCAAATATGGCAATAGTAAAACCACAGATGGAAGATGAGATTAAAAAAGCATTTAGTAGAATACTTCCTATACTTAATGACGAAGATTCGGGTAAACAGATTGAAAAAGATTATAAACACATTGAAACCGTAGCAGAACTAGATGAATATAGAGATCAATTAGAAGCTGCTAAAACTTTAGTTGTTGATATTGAAACAACCTCTGTGTCTCCACACACAGGATCAATACTTGGTATTGCAATGTCTACAAAACCAAACCAAGGATTATATGTATCAATCGATGTAGTAAATAATCTTTATACTTACTTTCAAGAATTGTTTAATGATAGAAAATGTATATTTCATAATGCAAAATTTGATATGGGTTTTATGGAACATGAGTTAAAATTTTCTTTTCCTGATTGGGAAGATACTATGTTATTACATTATTGTTTAGAAGAATCAGTTGGAACACACGGTCTAAAACCCCTTGCTCTTAGATTTACTGATCTTGGAGATTATGAGAGAGAACTTGATGAATATAAAAAGTCATGGGCTAGAAGAAATAAAGTAAAACTAGCAGACTTCAATTATGGTATGTTGCCCGCTGACATACTTGCTCCTTACGCGTGTAAAGATGCGGATGCAACTTTTCAATTATACAATAAGTTTAAGCCGCTGGTTGATAAGAGTAAAGAATTTACAAGACTATATACAACCATTCTTAAACCTGCAACTATCGCATTAAAACGTTTAGAGAAAAACGGTGGCCCAGTTGATACTACAGCAGTAGACGCTTTACAAAAATCTTATCAAATAGATGTTGAAGAATGTATAGATGAAATTTCAAATAATAGTGCAGTTCAAAGATTCGAAAGAATACATAATAAAACTTTTAACCCAAACTCAACTATGCAACTTCGAGAATTGTTTTTTAATATCTTAGCAATTAAACCTACAAAGAAAACAGAAACAGGTGCACACAGTGTAGATAAAGAGGTATTGCAAAATATGAACCACCCTCTAGCTGAAGCGGTGCTCGATCTCAGAGAAAAATCTAAAATGGCAGGCACTTATATTTCTAACATACAACAAGGAGTAGATAGTGACGGAAGACTTAGAAGCGGTTTTAATATTCATGGGACCACCAGTGGTCGCCTTAGTAGTAGTGGGAATCTCAACTACCAAAATATACCAAGAGACAACAAAGACATTAAAAAACTTTTCAAAGCACGAGAAGGTTTTAAAATTGTTCAGTGTGACCTCGGCACTGCAGAAGTCTATTATGCAGCTATGCTTAGTAATGATTCATTCCTACAAAAAGCTTTTATTGATAAATTGGACTTTCACTCGTATGTTGCAAAACAAATGTTTAACCTCACTTGTGAAGTATCAGAAGTTAAATCAAAATATCCAGCACAGAGACAGTATGCAAAGGCTATTACCTTCGGGATTATGTATCAAGCAGGACCTGCAAAAATCGCAGAGACAGTTAATAAAGACGCAGTACCAGGAGAAGAAATAAGCATTCCACAAGCTAAGTTATTCATTAATAAATACTTCAATGAAGCAAGAGCACTTAAACGTTTTATAGATGCGTCAAATCAACAGATAGAAAATTATGCTTATATATATTCTTTTTTTGGTAGAAAGCGTAGACTTCCAGAATCTAAATCACCAAACCCAGGAGTATCAAAACACGCAATACGATCAGGTGTTAACTTCTTAGTTCAAAGTGTGGCTTCAGATATTAATATTATGGGTGTTATTGATCTGATAAAGTGGATTGATGAGAATAATTATCACAATGATATCTTACCTTTTACTGTGGTTCATGACTCTATTGTGTCAGAAGTGAGAGAAGATTTGATTGATACTTATATTCAAAATACTAGAGAGTGTATACAAAGAGACCGAGGACTAAGTATACCTAACTGTCCTATAAAAGTTGATTTTGAAGTTGGGCCAAGTTGGGGAGAGTTAAGTGAGCTTTAAAGCTTTTACAGCAGCAACAATTATCATGGGATCTTTAACAAGTAAAGCTGCTCTTGGAGATGTATTTAACGGAAAACCTCCTAATAATCATATTGAGTGTATGGCAAAAAATATATATTTTGAAGCTAAGTCACAGTCACTTGTTGGTCAACTTGCTGTTGGATTAGTAGTATTAAACAGAGTAAAGAGTAAAGATTTTCCTAATGATGTGTGTAAAGTAGTATATCAGGGACCTATTAGAGAGTCTTGGAAAACCAAAAAATATCCTAATCTTCCTAAAGAATTAAGAGAATACTATCCTGTAAGACATCGGTGTCAATTTAGTTGGTATTGTGATGGATTTAAAGATACAATAAAAGAACCTTCAGTTTATGCAAACATACTATCAATAGCTACAAAACTTATGGGAGATGTTTATGATTTTACAGATGGAGCTACCCATTATCATGCTACATACGTTTCTCCTGAATGGACTAATTTAGAGGTAGCATTTACTATAGATGACCATATATTTTATAGACCTAAAAAGAAATGATTCAATATCCTATATTTTGTTTAAGAAAAAAACCGTATGATATCAAAATTGATACAACAACGATTAAAATAAAGAAACATGAGCATTCGCACTTTGAGACTGTAGATGATAGAGATTTTGGTGGTGATTACTTTATGAGACTTTTACAAATAGAGCATCGAATAAGGTTTGATTTTACCTGTAGTAATTTACAAGAGATTATTTTATCAAATTGTAGATGGGGAATAGATTCTAATGCAAAAATTCATGAATTACCTAGTTTTAATAAAATTAGAAGTCAAAGAAGAAAAATAGTCAGAGCAAATAAGAATAGTATTTGGTTGCACAGAATATCTTATCCATTTAAAATTAAAACACAGGAAAATTTAAAAGGATCTATTGAAGGAAAATATGTAGATATAATAAAGATTGAGAATAAATGGTTTATAAAACGGTTTGTAGATGAACCTGTTTAAATGAGGATATGATGGCAAGACTAGCAACACCAATAGAATACGTCTTAGAGAAAGAAAAATACTTAAATATAGTCGAAGACGGAAGTAGATGGATCAATGTAAATGGTCATGATATTTTTGGTTATTGCAGATATGCAAAGTTTTATGAACTAATGGTTACTAGTGCAAAAGGACCATGCGTATTTGTGGAAGTTGGAAGTTTTTTAGGTCAATCAACTGCTATACTTAGTTATTTAATTGATAAATATAAAAAACCAATCGTTATTGATTGTGTAGACATTTTTGATTTATCTGATTTTAGTGATGGTGAACACGAAAGATATATAGGACAACTTGAAGGTAAGTTTTTTGAAACATTTTTAGCAAATATGAATAAATCTAAAACAATTCACAACATTAGGTATATTCATAAGGGAACTTCTGTTGAAGCAGCAAAAAAGTATCCAGAACATTCTATAGATTTAGTATACTTAGATGCTTCACACTTAAAAGAACATCTTCTGTGGGATTTAAAATCTTGGACACCTAAAGTCAAAAAAGATGGAGTTATTGCTGGTGATGATATAGATCATAAGGGTGTTTATGAGGCTTTAGAAGAGTTTTTTGAAAAAGACGAAAAAGGCATCAAAAATTCTAGAGGCACGGATTTTGGAACATGGGCTGTAGTGAAAGAATGAAAAAGGCAAAAGTAAAAAAGATTTATCTTTCAGACAAAATATATATTAAAAAAACAGACGTTGAGGATGTAGATACGCTAGTATCTCTTTTTACATACGACACAGGTGAAGATATTCTTCAAACTTACGATGAAACTGATACTCACTTTATTTTACCATCAAATAGTTTTGGTAAACTAGACTACGGTTCTGTTTCTGATAAAAGAACTTTCATAACTGCAAAAAGTAATCTTTCATTTGCTGGCAAATTAAGATGGGAACAAAAAGAAGTTGTAGACAAATTTCATACAAAAGGAAGAGCTAGAAGTGGTATTATACAAGCCCCTTGTGGTTGGGGAAAAACATTTACTGGTGTAGATATAATCGCAAGAAATAATGTTACAACTCTAGTTATGGTGCATACTAAACTTTTATTCAGACAATGGATAGAAGAATTAGAAAAACAAGTTCCTGGGTGCAAGATAGGAATGATAGGAGACGGAATACTCGATATCCAAGATATTACAGTTGGTATATATAAAAGTGTTTATAATAACCTTAGTGATTTGCGTAATAGTTTTTCTTTAGTATTAGTAGACGAAGCACATTTATGTCCTGCAGAGTTATTTAGTACAGCACTTAATAACTTAAATGCTAAAATCAAGATAGGAATTAGTGCTACACCAAAAAGAAAAGACGGAAAACATGTGTATTTAGGAGACTATTTCACTCCTTTTATGGTTACGGCTAGAGACCCGAGAAAATTACAAGATCCAATGATTATGGTTAAAAGGACTGATTTTAGATTTCCAGTTATAGATCCAAAACGTGATTGGTCGCGCCAGTTGAACAAATTATGCGGTAATCAAGATTACTTGGCAGCTATCGCAAATATGGCGACTCAACTTATAGGTCAAAAACGATGTCCTTTGATTCTTGGTGAGCGAGTTCAAATGCTCAAAGACTTACAAGGAATGATAAAAGATAGTATATGTTTAATAGGAGAAACAGATGAATCAACTAGAAAAGACGTTCTTCAAAATGTTGGAGGAAAGTATAAAGCAGTCTTATCAACCAAACTCTTCGATGAAGGCATCAGTTGTCATCGTCTTGATACTCTTATTATCACTTGCCCTAACAATAATCCTATAAAGTTAGAGCAAAGAATAGGTAGAATAATAAGAGAACATCCCGACAAACAAGTGCCTATGGTGGTAGACTTTTGGCTTAGTGGGCCAATAGTAGCTAGACAGCAAGCAAAAAGATTAGAGTGGTATAAACAACGTGGCTATTACATACTTTAATTGGTACGAGTTACACTCAAAAGCAAAGGGCGACCCTGCTGGAATAATCATCTTGACTTATGGTCTAACTTCAAGTTATAATGTGAATACTTCTCAATACTTGATGAAAAAATTAAATATAAATCATATACCGCCTTTACTTTTTAGTAGAAAGCATTTGAGTCAGTCAAGATACAGAATAATATCAAACTATGTTACTAAAGAACCACAAAGTTATTTCAAAAACGAAAGGTTTTTATTTGCAAGAGTAAATGTTAGACATAAAGCATTATATTTACGAGCATTGTCAATGAGAGATATTGATGATAAAAATAATTTTATACCTAGACACTATTTTAATGAAGTAGCTAAAAACCCTTTTTTAAAAGTAACAGAAGATAAAATACATTTTATATACGAGTCTCCGCGAGGAGATACCTAAACTAAAGAACCAACGTTCACAAGGAGGATACTATGGTAGCTTGGGATAAAGCAAGAGGTAAACAAAGCTCTGGGTCAAGCCAGCGCAAAGAAATCGAGAGACTATCTCTCTCGATCGGTGATACTAAAGTTAGGTTGATAGGCGATGTAATGCCTAGATACTGCTACTGGGTTGTCACTACTGAAGGCAAAAAAATGCCTATAGAATGTCTTAGTTTTTCAAGAGAAACTGAGTCATTTGATAATAACGCTCAAGATCCTTTCAAGGAGATTGACACTGCAATATATTCAGACAAACCACAATTTTCATATGTCTGTAATGTAATTGATAGAACAGATGGTAAAATTAAACTGTTCGATTTAAGAGCAACTATTTATTCTCAAATAGTAGACTATGCTTCTAACCCTGAATATGGTAACCCTGCTGATCCAGTAAAAGGTTATGATCTCACTGTAAAAAAAGAGAAGACAGGGCCACTTCCTCAAAATGTTAAGTATACTGTAGTTCCTGCAAGGAGCAACATTGCCTTAACTGAAGACGAACAAAAGCTAGAACTTTTTGAACTAGATAGAATCTACAAACGTCAAACTTATGATGAGCAGAAAGAATGGCTATTGCAAAATACTGCATTCTTTTCCGCAGAAGCTGGTGATGAGTTTAAAGCTGTAGAAGATGTTGAGGACTTAGCATAAATGAAAAAAAAGTTATCTGATTTAGTTAGTAATACTATAACTAGCGAAGGTAGCACAGATAATGCTCCAAAGAAAAAAAACTTTGGAGCATTCACTGATGTTACAGGTGATCAAGCGAAAATTGATCTTAACATACTGAGAGAATATAATGTTTTCTTTGCAACTCCGTGTTATGGAGGAAATCTAACGGATCAGTACTTTTTAAGTATGTTTCGTTGCACACAAACGATGATGAAAAACGGTATAAATTTTAGGATAACAACATTAAGGAATGAATCGTTAGTAACTAGAGCTAGAAATATTTTATCAGCAATGTTTATGGAAAGTGATTGTACTCATTTATTTTTTGTTGATGCTGACATAGAATTTGATGCAGAGTCAGTATTAAGAGCTTTAGCTTTTGATAAAGATATAATTGCGGGTGCTTATCCTAAAAAAGCACTACCTGTACAGTATGCACTGAATTTTAAATTTATTGACCCTACTAAAGGACAGATTAGAGTTCAGAATGGTGCTGCTGAAGTATTAGATGCATCAACTGGTTTTTTCTGTATAAAAAAGAATGTATTTGATAAGATGAGAGAAGCATACCCAGAACTGCATTATAAGAATGATTCTAACATAGACAAAAAATACAATAAATATTGTTATTCATTTTTTGATACAATCCATGATAAAACAGATAATAGATATTTATCAGAAGATTACACTTTTTGCAGAAGATGGCAAGCTATAGGTGGAGAAATTTGGGTAGATTTATCTACAAAACTTAATCATGTAGGTAGTTATACTTTTGAAGGCGATCTCAGCAAAATAATAAATGTGGGAGCAGGCAAGTGAAAAAGGGGATAGTTGTAAAAAAGAATGTATTTCAAATTGAAGAAGTAAAAGCAATACATGATTTTATCATAAAAAATGATATACTGTTTAATAATCCCGTATTTACATCTGGACAACAAATCCCCGATTTTATAGGGTCTACAATACCTTTTAAAAGATTAGATAATAACTCACAAGAAATGTTCGGTATTAAACAGTTTTTAAACACTGTTAGATTCTTTACTCAAAAAATTATTCACGAAAGATCTGGAGAGTTACATATACCTGATAATACTGAACTAGTAAAGTGGAAAGAAGGTAGAGAGATGGGTCTTCACTCAGATAACTCTTGGCCAGATGGCTCTCAACAAGATCATCCTACTAACTTTAGAACATGGTCTGGTATATTTTATATTAATGATGATTATGAAGGTGGTAAGATTGAGTTTCCATATAAAAAATATATGTATAAACCTAGAGCAAACTCTTTAGTAGTATTTCCTTCTACAAGTGATTATCTTCATGGAGTAACTAAGATTACTAAAGGAACTAGATACACAGTAGCTATGTGGTTTACACAAGACTTTGCTCACATTGAAATTTGATGAAATTTCTTAGTTTTGTTCAGGTTAACTATACAGCTAATTTTGAAGGTAATAAGTACTACCTTCCTTATTCTGTAGGATTACTATGGGCATATCTAAGCAGTTTTAAAGAAAATGAGTTTACATTAGATAAAATTATATTAAAAAGGGATCCCATATCTACTACAGCAAAGATACTATCCAAAAATACAGTAGTAGCTTTTTCGTGTTATCTCTGGAACAGAAATTACTGTCTGTCTCTTGCCAAAGAAGTGAAGAAATTAAATCCAAGTATCAAAATCGTTTTCGGAGGGCCGGAGCTTGAGGTATCTGATATATCTTTTTTTAAAAAATTTCCTTTTATTGACGTTCATGTAATAAATGAAGGTGAAATTACTTTCAAAAATGTTTTAGACAATATTAATAGTCTTGATCAAGTCCCAGGTATTATCTGGAATGACCAAGGAAAGCTAACTGTTAACAAAGTAGCAACGCGGATTGATAATCTAGATAATATTCCATCTCCTTATCTTACTGGGGTTTTTGATAAATTGATAGCGTCAAACCCAAACTTAGAATGGTCGGCGACTATAGAAACTAATAGAGGATGTCCTTATAAGTGTACTTTTTGTGATTGGGGTAGTTTAACTTACTCTAAAATTAGGAAATTCAATTTAGAAAGAGTATTATCGGAAATTAAATGGGTTTTTGATAATAAAAATGTAACTACTATTGACTTAGCTGATGCTAATTTTGGTATATTTACTGAGCGCGATTCACGGATTGTAAACGCAATTATTGAACAAAAAAATACAACAGGTAAAAAAATCAGCTTTACAACAAACTTTGCAAAAAATCAGAATAAAACAGTAGTTGAGATGGTTAAAAAATTAGCAAAAAATACAGATTCATCCGACTATCACACTGTATCCCTTCAATCTCTAAATGAAAATGTTTTATCAGCTATTAAAAGAAAAAATCTTGCTGTTAACAAAATACAAGAAATATATGACATTGCTATTGAAAATGACTTAACTTTAAAAGTAGAACTAATCTTAGGACTGCCCGAAGATACTTTAGAAACTTACAAAAAAACCATTTTTGATTTATATGAAATCTCACCCGAAATCAGCATACAAGCTTATAGGCTTCAAGCTTTAAATAACTCTGAGCTATTCCTAACAAGTCAGGATACTGTATGGAAACCTATAAAGAATTACAACTCTGAGTCAGAAGAAGATGTAGATGAATATATCTCTTATGTTTATAGTACAAAAACACTACATCATGAAGATTTATTAGAAGCTTTGTGTTTTACTTGTTGGATTATAGCATTTCATGTTTATGGTTTTTCTAATGTTTTAGCTAAAGAAGCGCGTGACAAAGGTATATCATATGAAAGTTTTTATAACGGGTTGTATGCTAGATGTATAAAAGACAAGTACATCAATAAGTATTTTGAAGATTTTAAGAAGAACCAAACAGAGTGGTATAACAATGAAGAATCAACCATTGAAGAAGTAAAAGGATTAAAATTTAATGCTCATAGGTCTATGTGGCATTTTATATCTAAAATACATGGCGACGAAGCGTTCACTCATATTTTTAAAATTTTAAAAGAGTACTGAAAAGAAATAAAAATTTTTAGTGATGAGTTATTTGGTTTACAACAAGTAGTACCAATTAACTTTAATAATCAAAGTGCATATCCGTTAACATTAAAATATAATGATAAAGATTTTAAAGTAATTAACAAACATAAGGTAACTCATAATCATATACAGTTTATCAATGATTTATATTATAAGAGAGATATTGGGTGGGGCAAGGCTATTGTTAAAGAAGATACAAGTGTGACGTGACGGTTAGGCAACTCCGTTGCCACGACTGCGTCTCTACGAGACACTAGCTAGAACACAGTGGTTCAAGCCTTATTCAATAGCTTTTCACCTGCCGGTGTAACGCTGTTCACTAGCTATTCAATATTTTTAGCATATTTTAGAAGGAATTGCAATGACAAAAATTTTATGTAGTGCTGACTGGCATATACTTTTACACAAAAAGAAGGTTCCATATGATTGGCAAGTAGGTAGATTTAAAGCTATGTTCAGAAAGCTAATTGCCCTAGAACAGCGGTGTGATGTGCATATTATTGCTGGTGACATATTTGATAAAAAACCTGAGCCAGATGAAATCTGTTTATTTTTAAGCTATATCAATTCAGTCACAATTCCCACATACATTATCCCTGGCAATCACGAAGCCACTAGAAAAGGAGAATCATTTTTTGAATACTTTACTCAAGAGAATGCCATCAAAAATGAGAACGTCACTGTGTTTACTAGAAACGGACGTGCGAGTGTTGGTGAAGCGAATTTTTGCTTTTTTCCGTATGGGGAAATGCAAAAAGACAATCTCCCTAATTACGTGGAAGGCGACATACTGGTTACACATATTCGCGGAGAAGTGCCGCCGCATGTATCGCCAGAATATGACTTTTCCCGTCTCGCCCCTTGGCGCTTATGTTTACTTGGTGACTTACACTTTAATCATCGTTATGGTGACAGCGACTGTTACTATCCTGGTAGTCCACTAAATACTACTTTTGATCGTGATGAGAAACGTCAATATGGTGTAGATATCTATGACTTTAGTAGCGATAAAGACTATAAACGTGAGTTTGTAGATTTACAACTACCAAAGCTAGTTCGTAAACGTATTGTAGCTGGAGAACCTATGCCTGAAGATAAAATAAATCATGTGGTGTATGAAGTTACTGGCTCAGTAGATGAACTAACTAAGATTGAGAATACAGAACTGCTAGATAAGAAGATAGCATCTGCACCTGATGACACCTCCAAACTAGACTTAAAAAATAAAACTACATTTGAAGAGCTAGAGTTATACTTAGACTATATTAAGATTAAAGATAAAACTGCTGTACTAAGTGAGTTCAAAGAGTTAAATATAAATGTGTGATGTTACCTATAATAGGGTGTTCTGGGAATATCTTCAGACTAAATCTTATATGCGACCTCTAAGCAGCTACTTTTGTCATGAGCTAGTACCTAGTCTTGGCGTTAAAGTTCTTGATCCGCCCTACAAAAAGTGTGATGACTTTAAAAAAGACTATACATGGTTAGTTCGCAACTTTAAACGCAGATATCCTCATAAACGGTTTGTGCTTGCGCTATCAGGTGGCATAGACTCTGAGGTGTGTGCAGAAACCTTTTATCAACTAGATATTCCTTTTAGAGCTGTCAGTTTACGTTTATTTGACGGAGCAAATGATTTTGACATCGCATTTGCGGCTAGATACTGCAAAACACGAAACATTGATTACAAAATTTATAATCTTTCACTCTCACACTTAAAGAGTTCAGTAATCCCAAAAGCCGTCGAGTTTGGACAGTTTACACATTCTGCTTCTCAATGTGCCTTAACACATTTATTTGACTATGTAGATGATGGTATCTTCAGACTAAATCTTATATGCGACCTCTAAGCAGCTACTTTTGTCATGAGCTAGTTCCTAGTCTTGGAGTTAAAGTACTTGATCCGCCCTACAAAAAGTGTGATGACTTTAAAAAAGACTATACATGGTTAGTTCGTAACTTTAAACGTAGATATCCTAATAAACGTTTTGTACTTGCGTTATCAGGTGGTATAGACTCTGAGGTGTGTGCAGAAACTTTTTATCAATTAGATATTCCTTTTAGAGCTGTCAGTTTACGTTTATTTGACGGAGCAAATGATTTTGACATCGCATTTGCGGCTAGATACTGCAAAACACGGAACATTGATTACAAAATTTATAATCTTTCACTCTCACACTTAAAGAGTTCAGTAATCCCAAAAGCCGTCGAGTTTGGACAGTTTACACATTCTGCTTCTCAATGTGCGCTAACACACTTATTTGAGCATGTAGATGATGATGAAATTCTAATAATGAGCGGACATAATCCAGACTATCATCCACAGTTAGGTTTTGGTTGGATGGAAGACTCTATCAATATGGTAAAGTATGCTATAAACACTGATAATCGGTTTATGACTTTTACTAGCCTTGAGCCTATCTTTGTTCACTATATGAAAAATTTTGATGCAAGCTTGCCTGGTGGAAAGAATAACGATTTTATCTATAAGGCATTTCCTGCTTTATCAATAAGAAAAAAAATGACAGGATGGGAAGCTGCTTTAGATCAGCAATCTGAGTGTGAATCTATAGTTAGAAAACTTTCTAATCATGCATATGCAACATTCGTAACATGGCCCGAGCTTACTCTAAGACGTAAACTAGAAGTAGAAAAAAAGTTAGATGAGTATTTTCAAAAGCACAAATTACAAGATACTTGGTTATCATACAAATTACAAAAAGGAGTAAAAAGTGGCATATATAAAACTTAAGAAACTAGAGTTTTCTAATCTATTTTCATATGGCAAAAATAATGTGATTAACTTTGAGAAAAATAAGATCAGTCAACTAACCGCTCCGAATGGTAGTGGTAAAACCTCTATCGCTATGATTCTTCAAGAAACACTTTTCAATAAGAATATTAAATCTATAAAAAAGAATGATTTACTCAATAGGTGGTCAAGCTCTAAAACATGGTCTAGTACTCTCTATTTTACAACAAATTCAAAAAACTATGAAATATCTGTAAAACGCGTTGGTGCACAAACTAAGATACAACTGCTAGAGGAAGGAGTTGACATAAGTGACCATAAAGTATTAGATACTTATAAAAAAATTCAAGAGATTGTAGGCTTAGATTTTGAAGTTTTTTCTCAACTCACTTATCAATCATCAGTAGATTTACTAGACTTTCTAAAAGCGACAGACACCAATAGAAAAAAGTTTCTCATTAACTTATTCAATCTTGAAAAGTATGTAAATATAGGAGAAACAATAAAAGTAAAGTTAAATACTACAGATAAAGAACTAGCTAAGATTAGTGGTGAGCTAAAGTCTATTGAAGACTTTTTAAATAATGTTGTTATACCAGAAAAACAAACAGAAAAAGCAGTGCCTGACATTGATGAGTCGCTACAACAAAGAATTGGTGTTTTAGATGAACAGCTAAAAAACTACTTTGAAACCTGTAAAAAGATAGATAAAAATAATCTATACATAAAAGAGAGAGAAAATTTAAGATTTAAAATTGATATGCCTGCTCCTTTATCTTTTGATAAATTTAATGAGTATACAGATGCAAAAAATGAATTACGTAGTATTCAACAAGATATAGCAAGATGGAAAAAAGAAATGACAGGGTTAGATACTAATGATACTTGTCCTGCCTGTGGTCAGTCAATAGATAACTCTCATGCTACTCTATTAATTCATAATAATAAAGCAAAAATCATAAATGCTGAGAATAACTATAACGAAAAACTAACACAAGTAAAAGAGTGGAGTGATGAGATTAAAGAGATCGAAACTCAACAAAAACGGTATGAATTAAATCAGTCTGCTATAGAAAAGTTTGAATCTTTATCGCAGATCATAGATAATAGCATACCTGTTGAATATCCAGATGTTGACATGATTCAAAAGGAAAAAAAGGAGCTACTAGAAAAATACAAAATTCAAAAAGCTGTGGTAGACGAAATAGTAGAATTTAATAAACAAGTTGGAGTAAATAATGCTAAAGTCGAAGCACTAGAAGAGCAAAAAACGGATTTTATAAATAGACAAGCTCTTGTTAAAAATGATACATTAGTCTTACAAAATTCGTTGAATAATCTAAACATTTTAAAGAAAGCCTTTAGTACCTCAGGGATAGTAGCTTTCAAATTAGAAAATTTAACAAAAGAGCTTCAAAACTCAATTAACTATTATCTATCACTTCTAAGTGATGGTCAGTTTCAAGTCAAGTTTACATTAGATAGAGAAAAACTAAATATAATTGTAGTTAATAATGGTGTAAGCACCCCGATAGAAACTGTTTCAGGTGGAGAATTTAGCAGAATTCAGACGGCTATTTTACTAGCCATAAGAAACCTGTTGTCAAAACTAGGTGGCAGCAGTATCAATCTTCTTTTCTTAGATGAAATTACGGGTGTGTTAGATGACGAAGGAAAAGAAAAGTTGATAGAAGTTTTACAGATAGAAGAAAATCTTAATGTATTTCTTATATCACACGACTTTACTCATCCGTTAATAGATCAAATACAGATAACAAAGAACAATAATATAAGTTCGATAGAGGTATAACATGGTAGAAATAAATTTAAAACAAGATAAAAATATTACAGAACAAGCAATGAAGTTGTTAAAAGACTATTATTGTCGAGACGGTGAGACTAGCCCTCAACAAGCTTTCGCAAGAGCTGCTGCTTGTTATAGTCCTAACAATGCTTTTGCACAAAGAATTTATGACTATGTATCTAAAGGGTGGTTTATGTTTGCATCTCCAGTACTTTCAAATGCTGTAAAACCTGGAGAAAAAGTAAAAGCATTACCGATTTCTTGTTTTTTAACATATGTTCCTGACTCATTAGAAGGTTTGATTGATCATACAGCTGAACTCAGATGGTTGTCTGTTAAAGGTGGAGGAGTAGGAGGTCATTGGAGTGATGTTAGAGCTGTATCAGATAAAGCTCCAGGTCCTATGCCGTTTTTATCCACTGTAGATGCAGATATGGTAGCTTATAGACAAGGTAAAACACGTAAGGGTAGCTATGCTGCTTACCTTGATATTGACCATCCTGACATTATTGAATTTGTAAATATGAGAATACCTACAGGTGACGTAAATCGAAAATGCTTAAACTTACATAATGCTGTTAATATCACAGACAAATTTATGCAAGCAGTTGAAAACAACGAAGACTGGTATCTTTTAGATCCTAATGACAGAAGTGTTAGAGACACAATCTCAGCAAGAAAACTTTGGGAAACTCTACTAGAAACTAGATTTAGAACAGGTGAACCATATTTAAATTTTATTGATACAGCTAATAGGGCATTACCTCAACCTATGAAAGATAAAGGGTTAGTATTAAAAGGCTCTAACTTGTGTAACGAAATTCATTTACCGACTAGTAAAGATAGAACTGCTGTTTGTTGTCTATCTTCTGTAAATATAGAAAAGTTTGATGAGTGGAAAGATACAGACATGATTAAAGATCTTACTAAGTTCTTAGATTATGTACTACAATTTTTTATCGATCATGCAGGAGATGAGATAAGTCGTGCAAGATACTCTGCACAACAAGAACGATCATTAGGGTTAGGTGCTATGGGATTGCACTCATATTATCATAAACACAGAGTGCCTTTTGAATCTGCTAAAGCAGCACTTATAAATGAGACAATATTTAAGCATATAAAAGAACAAGCCCTAGAAGCTACTCTTGAAATGGGTAAAGAATTAGGTGAGTGTCCAGACATGGCAGGAACAGGTAGAAGAAACTCTCATATGTTAGCAATAGCTCCTAATGCTAATAGCTCTATATTATGTGATACATCTCCTTCTATAGAACCTTCTAAAGCTAATGCTTATACTCATAGAACTCGTGCAGGTTCACACTTAATTAAGAATAGATACTTAGAGGAAGAATTAGAAAAGTTAGGAAAAAACAATGAAAAAGTATGGACAAGCATTATAACTAGTGGTGGTTCTGTACAACATCTTAAGTTTTTATCTGACGAATTAAAAGCAGTATTTAAAACTGCAATAGAACTTGATCAGTCAAAAATAGTAGAACAAGCGGCTGCTAGACAAAAATATTTATGCCAAGGTCAGTCACTAAATGTGTTTTTTCCTGCAGGAGCTAGTAAAAGTTATATACACAAGGTGCACTATCTTGCATGGAAACTAGGCTGTAAAGGACTATACTATTTAAGAACTGAGACTACGCAACGGGCAGAAAATGTTGCTGAAAAAATTAAAAGAGACAAATTAAAAGATTTTGTGGCACAAGAAGATGAATCTTGTGTAGCATGTGAAGGATAAAGAAATGAATATTAGAATAGTAACAAAAAAAGATTGTCCATTTTGTGTAATGGCTAAAAACTGGTTTAAAGAGCATGGAATCGAATACGAAGAACAACTCATGGAAAGAGAAGAAGATAGATTAGCTTTTTATCAAACATTAAATGATATGGAAGAAACTATCGGTAAAAATGACAGAACAAGACGTATTAATTCTGTACCTCAAATATTTATTGATGATGAAAGAATAGGTGGATATGATAATCTTATGAGAATGAGTGATTCTTTAATTAAGAAAACCTCTGGTGGATTATTAAACTTTAGTGAAACTTACAAACCCTTTCATTATCCCTGGGCTGTAGAAATCACTACCAGACATGAAAAAGTGCATTGGATTGAAGATGAACTTGATCTATCTGAGGATGTAACAGATTGGAAAGGTGGTAAAGTCAGCGCAATAGAAAAAGAATATATAACAAATATTCTTAGGTTATTTACCCAGTCAGATGTTGCAGTAGGGCAAAACTACTATGATCAGTTTATTCCAAAGTTTAAGAATAATGAGGTAAGAAATATGCTTGGCTCTTTTGCTTCAAGAGAGGGTATACACCAAAGAGCATATGCGTTGCTTAATGAAACTTTAGGACTTCCTGATTCAGAATATCATGCATTTTTAGAATACTCTGAAATGGCAGACAAAATTGAGTTTATGATGGATTCAAATGTTAATACTCAAAGAGGTCTAGGATTAGCACTAGCTAAGTCTGTATTTAATGAGGGTGTAGCTTTATTCGCATCTTTTGTTATGCTTCTTAACTTTCAAAGATCAGGTAAAATGAAAGGTATGGGTAAAGTTGTTGAGTGGTCTATTAGAGATGAGTCCATACATGTTGAAGGTATAGCTAAAGTTTTTAGACAATATTGTTTAGAGTATCCTAGAATTGTAGGAGATAAATTCAAAGCTGATATTTATAATATGTCTACTCTATCAGTTGAACTAGAAGATAAGTTCGTTGACTTAGCTTATAGTATGGGAGATATTGAAGGCTTATCAGCTGATGATGTAAAAACATATATAAGATATATAACTGATCGTAGATTATTACAACTAGGACTAAAACCGAACTTTAAGGTAAAAGAAAATCCTTTACCTTGGCTCGAATGGGTTCTAAATGGAGCCGATCACACTAACTTTTTCGAAAATCGTGTGACAGAATATGAAGTGGCTGGTCTTACTGGCTCATGGGAAGAAGCATACAAGGAGGTTGCATGACCACCAACTTTGAAAGAGTAAAAGTCTTTATGGAAACATTTGGACAAGAAGTAAAATCAGAAATTGAGTTACCCGATAAAAATACTCAAAAACTAAGAGTTCGTTTAATACAAGAAGAACTTACTGAGTTAATACAGGCATTAGCAGTAGAAGATGAAGTAGAAGTAGCAGATGCATTGACCGATATACTATATGTTACTTATGGAGCAGGTCATGCTTTTGGAATAGACCTTGATGCTTGTTTTAAAGAAGTTCAAGAATCAAACATGAGTAAACTAGGAGCTGATGGGAAACCTGTATATAGATCAGACGGTAAAGTACAAAAAGGTCCAAACTACTGGAAACCAAATCTGCATAAGATACTATATAAGGAATTAAATGGCTAACGGAAATAGCAACGGAAAACACCACTTACGTAGGGTGCGAATAGACGACCTACTAACACACGACCCTATTACAATAAATCAGAAAAAAGTTTACGAAGCATATAAAAAAGGTAACAATCTTTTTCTTCATGGCATAGCTGGAACAGGTAAAACATTTATTAGTTTATACTTAGCTCTCGAAGAAGTCTTAGATAGAAGTAGTGTGTATAATGACATAATCATTGTTAGAAGTGCAGTTACTACTAGAGATATAGGTTTTCTGCCAGGCGATGAACAAGAAAAAGTTTCTATGTACGAAGCTCCGTATAGGTCAATCTGTGCGGAGCTTTTTAATGTAAAAGATGCTTATGACTCACTTAAAGCACAAGGCAATGTAAAGTTTATGAGTACGTCTTTCATTAGGGGCATAACGATAAATCACGCCATAGTGATTGTGGATGAATGTCAGAACTTGAATTTTCATGAACTTGATAGTATAATAACTAGAGTTGGAAAAGACGCAAAAATTATATTCTGTGGAGATTACAACCAAACAGACTTACAAAAAGATAATGATAAGAAGGGTGTTCTTGAATTTATGAAAATACTCTCTGAAGTTAATCACTTTGAAAAAGTTGAATTTGTAATAGATGACATTGTAAGGTCTGACTTTTTAAAAGAGTACATAATAGCAAAATATAAACTAGGATTTTAGAGTAATAACTCATGTTCGTAAAAGAAGTAAAAATAGACTTTGATTTTAATTTTGAAGAGGTTGCTTGGGAAGAACACGCCCATAATTGCATACCATATCAAAAAGTAGAACTTAAAGATGTGCATGATAAGGTTGGTGGTTTTCCAAAATCATTAACTGTAAAGAACACTATGTTTTATCAAAAATTTTTTACTAGAGAAGAGATAGATTATAAAAATTTAGAAGAGCAATTAGGGATAGAAGCTGTTACGGTATCTATTATTAAACAACCTCCAGGTATGACTAATCCATTACATAGAGATACTTTTTACCAGATAAATAAACTTTACCCTAATGATAAAAGACTTAAAGTAAGAGCTAATATCCAACTACTAGATTGGAAAGATGGTCATTTTCTTCAATATAATAAAACAGTGGTTAGTCATTGGAAAAAGAACACAGGACATATGTGGGATTCAGACGTGTTACATCTAGCAGTAAATGCAGGTTTAGAAGATAGATACTCACTACAAGTATCAGGATTTTTACAATGATAAGATTCAAAGGAGCAACCAGTGTTGCTGATGTTGAAGTTCTGTATAAAATTCATGAAGGGCATCAAGAGTGTAAAGTAAAAGACTTCCTTGAAGAGTATAAAGAATGGATGCAAAAAGGACATAATATTAATGGACTGGACAAGTTTACCCACCTTAGTTATGCAAATGGAACTACTGAGGTATTTGATAAGTTTTATCTTAGGCATTTAGAAAAAAGATTAAGATTTTTTAAAGGTGAATACTACTATCATAGTATAGCTGCAAGAGAGTGGTTTAGAGATAGATTTGCCTTTATTGAAGATGATGTTATAAAAAATGATGACGTAGTAGTTATAAGTGTACCTTTTAGTGATACAGGAAATTTACATTTCTATTATGATTGGCTGATGAAAGAGTGTTGCGAAAAAAATGTTCCTGTTTTGGTAGACATGGCATACATAAACCTAACAAAAAACTTTGAGTTGTCTCTTGATTATGATTGTATAGAAACAGTAGCAACAAGTCTAAGTAAAGTATTTCCTGTGCAGTATTATAGAATAGGAATGAGACTTAATAAAGAGTTTAGAGATGATACTTTAGATGCTTACACTGATCAAAACTATGTAAATCAGACCAGTGTTAACATGGGTTGTCATTTAATTAATAATTTTAGTAATACTCACACATATAATAAATACATTAATAAACAGAAAAAAATATGCTGGGAGCTTGATGTTGAGCCTAGTGATTGCGTAATATTTGGGATAGATAAAAAAAATTTTCACCCAAAGCTAAACAGAGGCGGTAAGACTAATAGATTGTGTTTCAGCAGATTATGGGGTAACAATGGCGTGTAACAATGATTGGAGTCCTTTAGAAGAGATAATAGTTGGAACAGCAGATTATGCTTCTATACCTTTGACTAATATAAGCACTATGAAATGCCAGTTTCCAGAGTATGAAGAAGAATATATCAAACAATACACTGGTTTTTTCCCACAACAAATTATTGATGAACAAAATGAAGACTTAGAAAAATTATCTGATGTTCTAAAAAAACTAGGTGTAAAAGTCCACAGACCAGACACACAGTACGCGGAAACAGAAACTGTGTCACCCAACTGGAGAGGTAAAAACTGGCACTATCATTGTCCTCGTGATTTAACATTAGTTGTTGGAGATACACTTATAGAAACTCCTTCACCAATCTGGAATCGTCAATACGAGACTTGGGCTTATAGGAAGATTTTTACAGAACTGTTTAATGAAGGATATAATTGGGTAAAGGCGCCTATTCCTATTCTTTATGATGAAAATTATAAAGAGAACACAAAAGGAGTTCCTGCTCTTAATAATCTAGAAATTTTATTTGAAGCGGCAAACTGTATAAGAATCAACGAAGATATATTGTATCAAGTTTCAAACACAGGAAATGAAAATGGTGCTAAATGGTTACAGCGTACCTTAGGAGATAAGTATAAAGTTCATGTAGCTACAGATCTGTATTCATATGCACATCTAGATAGCACGATAGTGCCTTTGAGAGAAGGCTTAGTGCTTTATAATGCACACAGAGTCACACCACAGAATGAGCCTGAGATATTTAAGTCATGGGATAAAATCTGGATAAATGAGTGTGTAGGGCCTGATACTTCACCCTTTAATCTGCCTTGGGGTGCTAGTGAGTGGATTGGTTTAAATCTTTTAAGTATAAACGAAAATCTTGCTATTGTAGACAAGAAACAAACACAAATACATGAAAGAATGAAGTCTTTTGGAATTGAAACAATACCACTTGAACTCAGGCATGATAGAATTATAAGTGGAGGATTTCATTGCGTAACGCTGGACTTAAAAAGAAAAATATCATAATCTGTGGAGAAAGTTTTAGTTATGGTACTGGAGAGAAACACTGGCCTCAAATTGTGGCTCAAAAAACCAATCGTAATTTAAATAATCTTGCAATAGTAGGGTGTAGCAACTACGCAATTTGTTTTCAACTTCAATACGCTTTAACCTTTCTTAAACCTGACGATCTAGTAATAATATCTTTAACTGCTGCAGAGCGTTTTGAAATTGACGATGACGAACATAATGTTCCAGCAAGTATATCAGATTTTAGACACAATATTGATGAAATAACTGACTCACCGTATAATAAGACTCCAACAATCACATCTGGCAATTTATCATCTCACTTACGTAATTATCATATTGAGCGAATAAAAAAGTATATGATGATAAGCTCTTATAGGCTTTCAGCTCAATACCAAGCATGGTGTATAAATTATTTACTGTCAAAGGTACAAAGTAAATATTTACTTTACAGAAATATATTTCCAAGGTATCATTCTAATAAAGAGATGTATAAAAAAGAGTATTACTTTGACTTAGAAAATTACATCAACTCAGGGCCGTATGACTTTGAGACTAAACAAGTAAGCACCACGAATCATCTTTCAAATAACGATAATATCTCATTTGCTAAAAGGGTCTTAGATGACTATAGAATTAATTTTTGAAAACTATCCAGAACCAAATATAGGAATGTTTGCTAATAAGAGAGAGTCAATTCCTTTTTTTCTCCAATTAAATAAACAATATAAAATATGTAATATAGACCACATATATAATTCAAACAATTGGGTATATCCGATTGCAATAAAAAACCCTATTTTAGAAAAAGATATTTATATAAATAGCTCTGCTTCAAATACGAATTTTTTTATAAATCGTATAGATCAGAGAGTGCTAGAGGAAATAGCTAAAGGTAGAGGCTGGATCTGTATAGATGTAACAGAAGAACCGATAAGTAACCATAGTTTAGCACACTTAGTAAATTATATTAGAAACTGTGTATCATACGAGTTTAAAAGGTCAAATATAAAAAAACTGTTAGAAAGAACTTTTATTCTAACCAGACAAATGAAGTCCTCTAGACGTCCTTACATAAATAGCGATTTTGTATTTAATCTCACAAGTAGAAGAGAGGCAGACGTTCAATTTTTAAATTCTACTGCTATGGCTGGCATTGTTAATAATCCCTCTGTGGAGTCTCAAGTTAAAGTACAGGGCAAAAAAGTATATTCTTTTTTTAATTATGATTATACTACAGAGCATATAAGGTTTATCTCTATAGCCCTCTTACAAAAACTAGAACTTCTGGACTATGGTCATATAAGTCTTTTAGACAAAGGTAAGTACTTCTCAGATTATTATCATGATTTTTGTGGTACATACAATAAGAGGAAAATGAATATTACATTTAACCAAACTGATAAAGTTCACGAGTTATTAGATGTAGTAGACACCCTTAATAAGTCTTACATAAACTTAGTTATGGAAGCATACTATGATATTGCTGATATTGATACTTTATATATAACAGAAAAAACTTTTAGAAATTATTATCTTAAAAAACCTTTTATTGTAATAGGACAATCTGAGACGTTATCAGCCTTGAAAAATATAGGATATAAAAGTTTTCATCCATATATAAATGAAGAATATGATGAAACCGTAAGCGGATCGGTAAGATTACAAAAGATATTTAAGGAGCTCAAAAGACTATGTTCCTTTACTGAAGAAGATTGGAAAGAGTTTTATAAAAATATATCTCCAATACTAGAGCATAATTTTAAAATAAATACAGAAGTGAGGCCAAAGACCTCATACGAAACTTTCAAAGAGTATATTAATGGCTAATACAAGCAAAAATAAAGGTAGTGCTTATGAAGCTAAGATAGCAAAACTACTTACAAATGAGTTTAAGGTTGAATTTAGAAGAGTGCCTTTAAGTGGTGCGATTGACTATCTCAAAGGAGATATATGGACACCAAAAGATACAGCCTGGTGGCCTTATTGTATAGAGTGTAAACACTATAAGGATATACAGTGGAATAATTTTCTTACTTCAAAAACAACAGATATGTTAGTGTTTTGGAAGCAAACATTAAGAGAGGCAGAGGTGATGGATAAAAAACCTCTACTAATTTTCAGATGGAATAGATCGAAAGATTTTGTAGCATTTAATGATGAGTTACTCGTTGAACACTATGTAGAAATAAAGTCTTTTGGTTGTCACTTTAAAATAACTCTATTAGATGAATGGATAAAGTGCATTAAAAACCAATCTTTTGTTGCCAAGTCATCATGATATTGATATTATATATTTATTAACAGGAGAAATATATATGAACAACTCAAAATCATGGAATGATCTGGAGGCTTTACAAACGCCAGATTATGAAGCCTACAATAATGTGTTACTTATAGATGGTAACAATCTTTCTTATCGCTGGTTACAAAGACCTAATCACGGTAATTATGCTAATGAGTTCATTAGAACTGTCCAATCATTATCAAAATCTTATGAAGCCTCAAGAACTATTGTCTGTTTTGACTTTGGTAAAAGTTATTTTAGAATGGACATGTCAGAGGAATACAAAGGAAATCGAAAGAAGCCAAAAGAAGAAGAAGAAATAAAGCGCTATGAAGCCTTTTTTGAAGTGCTAAACAATCTGCCTGATATGTTAGATGAAGAAGTTTTAAAGTTTAGAGGAGTCGAGGCTGATGATACTATTGCATATTTAGTTATGAAATATGAAGAACAAACTAACTATAATCATATTTGGATCGTATCATCTGACCGTGACTTATATCAACTAGTAAGTGAAAAAACTAGCATATTTAATATTTTTGGTAGACGAGAAGTAACCTATACGACTATGCAAGAAGAAATGGAAATTACTCCTGACCTATATTTACTATCAAGAATAATAGAAGGCGATAAAAGTGATAATATTATTGGAGTAGAAGGTATCGGCCCAAAGCGTGCACAAGGTTTAGCTAAAGAGTATAAAACTTTTGATGCTCTAATTAAAGCATTACCTATAAAAGGCAGAGCCAAATATATACAAAATCTTAACGCGTCAAAAGAGTTACTCATCAGAAATGAAAAAATGATTAGCCTTAAAGCATATAATGAGCAAGCATTAGATGCAGCTAAAGAACCAGAGATAGTTCGTGACAAACTTTCATCAATGTAGTATTAAAGTTAAAAAGAGAGAATTAGCTAGATTATTAGAAGAACGAGATGGTGTCAGTTGGTCATTTGATCCTGTTAGTAGGTTTGACCCTTTCCTTTATTTAAGATGTTGTACACCAAAACCTATAACTATAAAAGCTAATTCTACTCTACCAATACCTACAGGTATTACTGTTGAGTTAAATAATCCAAATTTTAAAATGCAAATCACAACGTTATCTGCTTTAGCTTTAAAAAAAGGTTTAATAGTTTTAGACTCTCCAGCAACACTAGATTATAGTTTTCGCGGTGAGATTTGGATAATGTTACACAATATTTCAAATATAGATGCTGTAATTAGAACTGGAGAAAGGGTAGCACAGTTTTCAATTGAACCTACTATTTCACTAAATATAAGTTATGTAGATGAAGTTGATACAGAAACCCCTAGTTTAGGTATGGTAAAATGGATTTCTGAACATATAAAGAGTAAAACTAACAAGGTGCAAAAAGAACAATATCCAATTGAAAATGTATCTAAAGAAAAAATTTTAAAAATTTTGAATTTAAATGAGTCAGAAAATGATTGATTGTAACTTTTCAATATTGTGACTTATAGAGAATTTAATCATATTTTGAAATAAATAAATTTATAAAAGCTAGGATAGTAATGGTTTTATTTTTAACTCAGTATTATAGAGGAATAGGACACGCAAATAGAATTAGATTGTTAGCTGAAGAAGTTGGCAAACATACGGAATGTATAGTAGTTGATCAATTATTTAAACCACCTTTAAATTTTACTAACGCAACACATTATGCTCTTTTACATGATTACAAAGTTAAAGACATAAAAAAAATATTTCATTTTATTCAACAAAAAGAATTAATCAGGTTTCGAATCAGAAAATGGAAAGAAATATTAGATCTACACAAACCTAAAGTCATAGTAGTAGAAGGTTTTCCATTTTGTAGACATCAATTTGCGTTTGAGTATTTTACTTATTTAAAAGAGGCTAAAAAAAGAAATATAAAGATTCTTTGCTCTATAAGAGATTATCCATGGGATGAACCACACGAACCAGGGTTACAAGACTGGGTTGCCAATACACAAAATCTAGCAATTCAAATGTACTTTGATAAAATACTTGTTCATGGAGATAAAGACATAATGCCATTACTCTCTGACAGAGTTAGAATTGAAAACACATCAGCAATCATAGGTGAGTTAGAGAAATATGTAACCTACACAGGTTATGTGGTAGATAAAAAACTTAAAAAACATGAAAGAAAGAATAACACAGTATATGTAAGTTGCGGCATGAATAAAGAAGAAGTGTTAATTATTTTCAAGCAGGTGATTAAAGCAGCAGAAAAGTTTCCAGAATTAAATTTCATAATGCCAACTGCTAATGATTATATGGAAAAGTTAAAAAATACAACAAAACGAAATGTAACACTAACTGACTATATCGAAAATTTATCTAGTAAAATATCTGATTGTGCTTTGTTTATTACTTATGGTGGGTATAACTCAACAATGGAGATACTACAAACAGAGTGTCCTGCTATAATAATTCCTAGGCAAAATGGTCAAAAACTGGAACAATTTGTTAGAGCATACGCATTTGAGCCTCTCAATGTTTTTAAAGTTTGTAGTCCTAATGAATTAAATAATCTACACAAAGTTATAATCGAAGCTCAGAAAGATAAATCTTTTCCAAAAAAATTTGAATATAGTATGAATGGGGTAGAAAACAGTGCAGAAGAAATCTTCAAGTATATCTCTTGACGAGTTTAAAAAAATGAGAAATGAATGGCGAGAACAAATTGCTATATCTGAAATTAAACAGATAAGTTATTGGAAGTCAATAAATGCCTTGGAGCTTGCATATAAAAATGCTGCAAAAAATAAGTATATTGTCATGACTTTGCGAGACAAAAAAATGCGTTATAAGTTTCCTAAAGCCAAGAATGTAGTTTTAGTTGGTTCTGGAATGTATCCCTATAGTCTGTTTGATTTACATAAGCAGTATCCTCATATAAAATCAATAGGGATCGAGATAGATAAAAAAAGAGCATTGATTAGTAAAATACTTGTGGAAAACTCACCAGCTAAAGACATGATTACTATTTTAAATTGTGATGGTATAGACTATGACTATAGTTGGTTAGACCATGATGATCTAGTATTTGTAAGTGTTGATGTTGAGATAGAAAAAAAGATACAAGAGAAAGTTATACTTGAAAGTAAAGCATCACCTTTTCTTTGTGCGCCTTATCATACGGCGTGGAGAGACGCTTACCTTAGTTGACTTTCTCTTCTTCGGTTTGCGTCTCTTTACACCATAATTGCTTTTAAAGGCATCTACGTCAGTAATCATTTCTTTTTCTTAATAGTCCTGATTACCTGTATATTAGGGTTTTTAACTTCTTTAATAAGTCTAGTTTTTTCTGGCAAAGTTCTATAGTATTCCATTGTTTTACTTTTTACAGCAGAATCATATTCCTCAATTAATCCAACTCTTGGATCACCAATCATTTCTAACTTACCTTCGCCCTTACCTGAGCCAAATGTATCTCTAGCCATGGGTCACTCCTTACAGTGCAGGGCCGCCTTTTAGAGGTGCGTAAAACTTACCACCCATGCCGCCTTGAACATTTTCACTAGCTGCTTGGTACTTTTTATTTATACCAGTAGCTGCTGGACCTTTTGATACATGACCTGCGGCCATAGAACCAGCTGCTGAACTCATATCAGCCATTACTGGACCTTGATCTACGTATCCAGGAGCAGTTTTCATTCCAGCCATTGGGCCACCTTTTACAGCGCCAGCAGGTCTAGAATCACTTGAACCCGTGAATGAAGTTCTCTGTGTGCCACCTTTTGGCATACCTGTAGCTTGTTTAGCATTTTTTACATACTTTAAAGCTTCGGCATCACCTGTGACTGTTTTTTTAATCATAGACATTATGTTGTCCTCCTTATGAAATTGCTGCTTTTACAGTTTCCGTATTATTACCAGCGTTAGCTGCTTCTGAGACAGATGATCTTACAGTTACAGTTGGTGCACCACCAGCTGCGATTGAAGTAAAGTAAGAGTTTGCACCAGTAAATGTACAATGTTCAATTACTGTAGCAACGTTACTTAGCATTCCAGTGTCTACTGGAAAGTTACAATATCTGTAAGTTTGGCTTCCAGAATTGTTATGAGCAACAACACCATAACCTGCTGAAACATTATCACCAAATGTACAATTTTCTGCTATGATTACAGAAGCTGCATCATCCGCTACAACACCTGCGTTTGAATCTAATACACCAGTTGTAATACCTGCATTAGCAATTGCTAGTGCAGCACTTCTACTTGGACCGTCTGTTCCATCAAAAATACAATTTTCAAAGGTTACAGTAACAGCAGCGTTACCTACAATTGCTCCTGGTGAAGCGATTTTGCAGTTTTTAATTATTACGTTTGAACCAGCTGTTATACCAGATGGTATAGAAAAACCAGTAAACACAATATCTTTAGCATCGCCCATACCCATTATAGTTACATCTGCAACATTAGTTGTTCTTGGATCGGTATAAGAACCTGGTAACACTTGAATTACATCACCTGCTTGTAGATGGTTAGTAGGAATATGGTCAATAGATTTGAACTGTGCGCCCAAGTTAAGTTCTGGGCTAACTATGTGAGTCTGTTTATTTGACATTATTTTTTACCCTTCTTTTTAAGAATAGCTTTTTGTAAAGCTGGAGGTAACTTCTTCTGCGCTGCAGTGAGTCCGTTCTTACCATTCCCGTTTCCGTTCATTGCTTTCCCGTTCTTCATGGTGTTACCATTACCATTTTTTTTCATCATACCATTTTTCATTTTATGTTTTGGCATTTTATATCTCCATTTTCATTTAATTGTAATTAAAAGTCAAAATTTTATTTATTCTTTTTCTGAAGAGCTTTTCCTGCTGTATTCAGAGCTATCGCTACCGCTTGCTTTCGTAAGGCTTGTTTCTTCGATATTCCTTGCTTTTTCGAAATTGTCGCTATCGCTTTTGATCTCGAACGTGAAGGTTTCTTCATCAGCTCTTTGATGTTTTTTGATATCGTTTTCTGACTCTTTCCTTTTTTCAACGGCATCTTCTTCTCCCATAGTCACTAGCATTTCAGAGGGTGACTTTGGTGCATTAGACTCTTCTCTAGGAGTTTCTTGCACAGTGTATACCAGATAATCTCTATCTGAATTAATATAAGCTGCTGATACAGCTAGTTTATTAGTCCACCAAGTTGGTAGAGAAGCTTCATTATCTTCAGGTAAACTACGAAGAATATCTTGACAATCTTCTATTATATTAGCGCACTGTCTTCTAGCAGAGGCTACATCAGTGTGTCCATCTTTTAATTTCATCTTCTGCTCCTTGATTTTTTAAAACCTATAGGTTTTGAGTACTTAACTGGATAGCCTTTTTTTCTCTCATTAACGATATCGTTTTCTGACTCTTTCCTTTTTTCAACGGCATCTTCTTCTCCCATAGTCACTAGCATTTCAGAAGGTGATTTTGGTGCATTAGATTCTTCTCTAGGAGTTTCCTGCACAGTATATACCAGATAATCTCTATCTGAATTAATATAAGCTGCTGATACAGCTAATTTATTAGTCCACCAAGTTGGTAGAGAAGTTTCATTATCTTCAGGTAAACTACGAAGAATATCTTGACAATCTTCTATTATATTAGCACACTGTCTTCTAGCAGAGGCTACATCAGTGTGTCCATCTTTTAATTTCATCTTCTGCTCCTTGATTTTTTAAAACCTATAGGTTTTGAGTACTTAACTGGATAGCCTTTTTTTCTCTCATTAACTATATGTTTTTCTAATCTATTTGTAGTAAGTTTACCACTTGTAGCAAGTTTACGCAAACGTTCATTTTTACGAATTTTAGGACTGGGAGGTTTTTTAAACTTAAACCTTCCAACTTTTTTTATAGTTCTGTAAGCCATGACATTTTTCCCCCTGCATTAAATTTTATGGTTTCCCCTGTCTCTAAGTTTTCTTCAATCTTCTCTCTACTACTAAGTAGTTTACCACACTGCGCCTTACAAAGAGGAAACGCTCTCTCATATCCTGCTAGATACTTAGACAACTTAGTCCAATATTCATAACTCAGTATTTTCTCTAAAGAGTGATTAAAACCATTAAATACTTTTTCATAATCTTTTATGTAATAAAACCTAGTATTAGTTTCATCATAAAAATGTCCACCAGTCCAACAACACCTAAAAACATTACCATCAGGAGCAATATACCATTTACCCCAATCTTGCCAGCTACAAATAATCTTTCGTTCTATGCTCTCAAGATTTATTTTTTTCTTAGCATGAACATATTTTCCACTTTTTGGAGCGCCAAATTCTCTAGAAGTTTTAATAGTAGAAAAAGTAGTAAAATTTGCATTTACTGCCCTTCTTCTGGCTTCTTCTACTTGATGCTTATTATGTTCAAAGACTATATACTTCCAATGAACTTTTGGTCTTTTAGTATTAATTACTGCTTTTGCATTATTAAATACTTTTTCATACTCTGTATTAATTCTATAAATATGATGAGTATCTTCTAAACCATCGATATCAAAGTTTATAATATCTTTTTCAGTTAGTATATTACCAATATCAGTCCAATAGTCTTGATTATGTATCCCACCATTAGTATGGATTAAAACTTTGGTATCATATGATTTTACATATGTAAGAATATCTCTAAAATCTTTATTCATTATAGAATCACCAAAGTTTCCGTTAAACATTAGCCACTCTAAGTTTTGTAATAACTCAGGATAAAATAACTTTTTAAAGTTTTCTATAGAGATAGTATATTTTTTATCATTAAGATTTATTCTTAAAGGTTTTAGCCTGTGACAAGCAGGACATTTAGCATTGCATCTAAATGTAATCTCTGTAGTCAGTTGTCTATATTTTTTCATTAACTAGCGGGTCTTAATCCTACAATTGTTATAGTTAAACCAGCGGGGATAGATGTTTCAACATCTTTAAACTGTATAGTATCTCCAGGATTATTATAAATATAATCTGTAGTGGGAGCTTGAGTAACACCGTCAATTGACACACTTAACACATTAGCTATGGCCACTAGAGCTACACCAACTCCGTAAGTATTTGAATCTGCTATACTAGTAACCACGTTAGTGTGCGGAGCTAATAAAGTAGCTCCTCCAGTTATAGCAGCAACGTTATCTTGTACTATGTTAATGTTGGCAGTTGTAGAGTTTAGGTTTGAATTAAGTCTTGTAAAAGTAACAAAATCATTAGAAGCTGAGTCAGTAATTGCAATCTTAGAATCAATTTGTGTTTGTAGTGCAGAAGTTACCCCATCAAGGTGCCCAAGCTCAGTAGAAGTAACAGCGCTAACTTCTATCTTACCTCCAGAACCAGCTATCAAGGCTCTTGAAGCTGTTAGGTTAGTATTAAATACAGTGCTTATTGCCCCAGATCTATTATCAGTTATGGCGGTAGATAAATCTGTTCCATCAAATTTAACACTTGCAGCAGTTAATATGCCAACATCTAAATTAGATTGTGTTACAGGTGATAATGCAGTATTAGAAAGAGGATCCTTAGTATCAGCTAGTTTAAAAGTAGTAGCACTCTCATCGTAAAAAATTGCTGCATTTCCTTGGTTACCTCTATTAAATAATAAGCCAACATCTAAAGTAGGGCTGCCAGTAGCACCTGATGCTAACATTATCATTCTATCTGCTACTGTGAGATCTGTTGTATCAACTGTGGTAGTTGTTCCGCTTACGGTTAAATTACCAGTGATTACAAGATCATCATTCATATTAACTTGATCTGTAAATGTAGCTGAAGTTAAATTTGCAGCTCTTCTTGCTTCAAGTGCGTCTATCTGTGTTTGAACGGCAGAAGTAACTCCATCTAGATGTCCTAATTCTGTAGAGGTAATAACACTAACTTCAACTTTTCCACCAGTGCCTGCAATTAATGCTCTTGATGCAGTTAGGTCAGCTGTAGTAATAGTGCTTACAGCACCAGCAATATTAGCTGCTCTTCTAGTTTCTATCGCCGCATCTTCTGCAGTTAATAGAGTATTATTTGCTGAACGTCTAGTTTCAACAGCGGCCACATTATCCTGTACTATATCAACATTAGCATTAATTCTAACCTCAACTGCTGCAGCATTAGCTCCTGCATCTAACTGAGCCGCAGTAATAGTACCGTCTGCTATATGTCTACCTTCAACACTATTGTTTGCTAATAAAGAAGAGTTTATTAAATTACTAGCAACAACAGATCTACTTATTCGTGTAAGTGCCATATCTTACTCCTTTTTATCGGGTTCCACTTCATCAATTTCAGCAAAAAACTCTTCTAAGAAATCTCTTTTCTCTAAAGGTTTTTCATCCTCATCATCAAAAAATTCTTTAATAAAAGATTCAACCTGCTCATCAACAGATGGGGGAGCATTAAGATAATCAAACTCATTGTCTACGCAAGCTCGTTTTATAATTTCCATACACCATTTTTGATCTTCTTCATTGAGCATTTCTCTTTGTCCATCAATCCATTGAATCTCAGTATGAGGATTTTGTGATCCTGATTTTTCATAGTATATTCCTACAATATCTCCCGCTACCATTTCCTTTACTTTTGGAACAACCTCTGCCATTTTATCTAAACTAAATGACTTTAATTTTAAAGGACCTTTTCCATCTTTAGTAATTTCTCTGAACTCGCAGAATACATTATCTGCATGAAGTTCGTCTATATGCATTTTATAATAAGACATTCTATCTCCTATGTTTTTATAATAAATTTAACGCCTTGAAAGGCTTGTGTGACTGTGATACCACCAGTAGAACCACTCACACTAGTTACAACTGTTGAACTACCAGCGTCTTTTGAAGCTGTAGCCACTGATGATGTACCAACACTTAAACTTAATGCTCCTCCTGATGCTGTTAAAACTCCTGAAGAGCCTATTGTAGTGCCAGAGGGTGAATAACCAACATTAGTTGCTTTACCTGCCGCTACTCTATCGCTAAAATTAGGCAAAGTAAAAGTGCTACTACCATCCCCAGCTCCAAAATTTGTACCTATTACTGCAAATAAAGCTGCATATGTAGTTCTACTTACAGTTCCTCCTTCACAACCTAACCAACCAGCAGGGGCTGAGTCTGCTCCGTACATAATTATTGTACCAGGAGGCATTAATGGTGCTACATCTGTAGCTGTATTCATTATGGTTGCTTGAGAAAGCACTCTAGCAGCAACATTACCGTAAGTTTTACCGTCTTGTGTGAGGATATTTAATCCATCTTTTCCTGCACCAGCAATCGCACCACTAGTTGTTCCATAATGAACAATAGAGGTATTAGCACTGTTAATAGTTCCAAGTGCAATCGCAGTTGGATTATTAGCTATGGCAGAAACTTTGATTTGAGCATTTGCCCCAGCTAAGCCTTTTGTACTATTAAAAGCAAAGTTAAGTCTATCACCTGTTATACCAGTTGTTGTACTAGTGGTTGCTTCAATCATTGCATTAGTAACGGAACCATTTAAAGGTGGTATACCGATATCAACAAAATCAGTGGCGGTATCAGTATTAGCTTTTTTTAGATAGAGTCTAGCATTAGCAGACAATCCTCCAGCGGAACTAACAGTAGCAGCAAGCTCTCCTATCTCATAATGAGAGACATTAGACATCATAGACACAATGCCGTTCTCAAGTCTATGCCCAATTCCTACTCGTGTAAAACCTGTGCCAACCGTTTGTGTTTTAATATGGTTTGCGTCAGCTACGAAAAAGGCAGTTACATTTGCATTTGAGTGTCTATAAAGTAAGCCAGTTTCAGGAGCTTGAGCTGTACCAGATCTAACAATATTACTACCTGATAATGAAGGCGCAGCTGCTCCCGCAAAATTGGTCAGCAAAGACCTAAGAGCATTATTGAACTGAGTTCGTGCAGTACTAATACTAGTTGCTGCAGTAGGTTCAACAAAGGTGTTTGAGTCTAGTAATGTCATTTTATATTCCCGTTGCTGTCAATGCGACTGATATTGCACCATCAGCAGGTGCTACCGCATCAGCTCCAATATCAAATACTCTATACGCCACATGATCTTTAGTAACCTCAACAGTAAGTACAACAGCTGCATTGGCAAAATTTATCGGCTGTAAAGATACAGTCGGTGTTAAACCAAAATTTGCAGATGTCATATCAACAAACTGCGTAGCATTACTAAAAGTTGATGTATCAGTAAAAGTTGTTGTAGTCTTCTCTATACTAACTCTAAATTTATCGAGTGTAAAGTCAAATTCATTTGGAGATGAGTTGAGTACCACAAATTTTAATTGATAAAATCTAAACTGACGGGATCCAACCTCGTAAGGTAAAAAACCATCATTAATCGAAGAAGAAGTAAAAGCACTTACATTAACGTTTCCATTTGATACTCCTGCACCTGTGTAAAATAATACATCAGGATCTGCGCTAGAGGTCCTTATGAAAGTTTGTTGAGTTATCGCTGTAGCGGAACCAGCAAAAGTTGTGGAGGCTTCGTCTTGATACTGTCTTAAGTTAACTAGTTTATAATTATTAACTCCACTATTTGCCGTAGTAACGTTAGCAAAGGCATTACCTCCAGTAGAATCTCCATTTGCATGAAAAGTTTCCCCTAGTTCAATCTCATTCGCATTGATGGCACCAGCTATAAAAGCCATAGCATTAGCATTTGCTCTGTCACCTTGGTCTAATACTCCTCCACTTACATAAGTACTAAAACCACTAGAGTTTAAACCAGTGCTTCCTCCTGAATCAGTGAATATATTTAATGTTGTTGCATTAACTCTAGTTGCGTATACTTCTCTTTCATTAATCTCAGTCATGCCACTAACACCATGAATTATAATACGCTCAGTTCCAGTAATTCCATGCTCAGAGCCAGAAGTTGTAATCACAGCAGGGTTAGCTTTTGTTATAGCTTGAATCGAAATAACATTACCAGTATATTGTCCAGGATTTACGATTGCATACACATTTTGTGATGTCGTTGAATCGACAAGTGTTTCATTATTTGTATCAAAACTGAAAGATAAAGTTGTATTACTGAAACCTAATACAGTGCCTAAGCCTCCAAAGTTAGTTTCTCTTAACACATTGTCTTTAGGACTACTTTGTACCTCTGTGGCTCCAGTTAGTATGTCGTCTGTAAAATCATTAAAAGTAGTTTTAGCAGCTGATGTACCTTGTATATCAGCCTGTACAGATCCTGTAATAACTGCACCCATGTCTCTAATTGGAGTAATATATGTCGCATCACCACCAGCAGTTAAATCAGAGACGGCTAAGCCAGCATTGTACGACCACCCAGTAGCAGAGGCATTAGCATTATCTGCAGCAGTTGAAGGAGTAGCAGCAACGTTAAGTCCTCCCGAATTAGTGTCAGTAACACTAACAAAAGCTGCTTCAGAAGCATTTTCATTGGCTATACCAGCAAATTGAACAGAAGGGCTATCAGTATTAAACGCTTTAAATACCGTTTTTCCTCCTGGTCTAAATGTTGTTAAAGTAGTAATAGCAATGTCATCACTAAAATTTCCTGAGGTATCACGAGTTTTTGCAAGATATGTAAAATCACCAAAAGCATCAATAGGACTAGATTTACGAGATACACCTGCTGCAACTGTTAAAAAAGGATTGGCTGCGTTAAAATTCTCTTCAGTTGCCGTGCGAATACCTCCTATACGTCTTATCACTACTTCTTTTAAATCTAAATCAACTAGATCACCTGTTGCTTGACGTGGGTATTGCCAAAATAAGGTAAGTTGTTCTTCAGATTGTCCAGCACCAAAATCAGTAATATTTTGTGGTTTAGCTGTTTTTCCTATTATAAGTTTTTCTGCTGTTGCAGTTATTCCTCTTATATTTTTATTAAGAGGTGTGATTCTTACAAATAAAGTTATTGTGCTTCCTACAACGCCTCTATCAATATTATTTATGACATGAGTAATTTGTCCTGCATCATCAACATTATTAGCAGGAACTTTAACTGTAGAAAAACTACTTAAATCTGTATTATCTGTATTATTAGTACGATATGAAATTTCATAATCAGTTACTTCTTGATTAACTACGTGATTAAATTTGATTATAGCACGTGTAGCAACACCACCTAATTGTTCTACATATAAACCTTCAGTAATTGAAATATTTTGAACCTTTTGAATAGGTATCTCTCCAATAGAAACACTCTTTGTTACACTAGGGCTGAATCTTCCTGTAAGGTTTCTATTCCTAGCTTTTACAGTAGTAGTGCCTATAGGTATATCTCTTATAATTCTATCTTTTGCTAAAAAAGTTTTTTCAAACTCACCACCAACATTCAGTTGATATATTTGATTATTAGCTAATCTAAAATTACCAGGATAAGTTCCTCTATCATAGTCGAGAGTAAAAGTTTTATCTCCAGTATTCACATTACCTATAGCTCCGACAGGGTCTTGAGCAAGGTTAACCATAGTTACGCCAGTAAGATTAGCTACTGGCGTAGTCAATAATTCTACCTGATAAATATTATTAGCGGTCATTTCAGCATTGTAAGTTGGGCTAGCAGGGTCATAACTAGTGTTTGCCACAGTAAAAATATTCTGAGTTTCAAACTGCACATTATCACCTATCTCAATAGCTGGTACAGTATAATGATCTATTTCTACTCTTATTTGACTTTCATCACTCGCTGCGGTAACTTGTATAGTAGCAGGTGTTGATACTCTATCTAGTGTGAAGTTCTGAGTTTCAATATTATCTAAAAATACTCTTACAAAAGCTGCATCTCTAGGAGTAATTGGTAAAGGCTCTGTATGGGTGCTTCCTCCTACAAAAGCATTTTCTTGGGTGTAAGTAAATTCTGAACCACCGACATAAAAGTTTGCTCTACTATTAAAATATCTCGAATCCAATATTTGAAATATCTCAATATAAAATGGAGTATTAAGCAATTTACTACCAAGATCAACGCCATTTGTAATAGGATTATCAATATAAATAAAGTTATTTGGTCTATCAGCAAAACGTATATTAGCAGATAAACCAGTTAATTCTGGCCCAGCAGCTACAAAGTTTCTTGATCCTCCTGTTTGTTGTACAGAAATCGGTACAGTTACAGCATCGTGTCCTTTTAGTCCTTGGAAAATACCATCTGCTAACCCATCATTTACATCTAAAAGAAACTTAGGCTCACCACTTGCAATAAAATTATAATCAGTAAGAACATTCATACCTTCAACTTGTAATCTTAAATTATCAACTGCACTTGTTCCATGAGTAGCACCTGAAATTACAGAATTACATAATAACCTAATTTTACCTGTTAAACTATCAAACCCGTTTTTACCGATTAATGCAGCAGGACCGTCGCCATCTTCTATAGCAGTAATATCAGAGGCGTTAAATTTTATAGTGCTTCCGTCATCACTAACTAATGAGGGTATTAGTTGAGATTCGTCTGGAAGAGAAATAAAATACTCTGTCTCAAACTGGATACCATAATTCTGACTTTCAGTAAAATTTTCTACAATTAAATCAACCCTCACTGACCCATCTTGCTCTCTAGTAGGTACTGAACGTAAACTAAAGACAGGAGCAGGAGGTGCGATTAATGGTGATTTAGTATCTAAATATGCTGTTGGGGTATAATCAATAAAAGTATCTGAATCTACGTATATATTAGATACATACTCTATAGCTGATACTGTTACTTCTTCTTCTTTTGGGTCACGTGAAAGTGAAGTGATTTTAAATAGTTTATCTGTTTTATTTGTGTAAAACTGGTCTGGGTTATCCCATTCTCCAAAGCTCCACAAATCTCCTCTTTTTGGTAGATTATTAGAAGTAAATTGGTTAAAATTCACTAGAGTTTTAGTAATCGGATCATATCGTTTATCTATTCTAACTTCAATTAAATCTGCGCCTGCACTAACATTACCTGTACTATTAACTGCAAATAAGGTATTTGAAAGAATATATAAATCAATTCTATCTCCATCAAGTTGTATAACTCTTAAAGCTAATGGTGAAGTATTACCTGTAAAATCTGTAGCAGCAATAGTAGGGACAGTTAAATGCTCTAACATTAAATTAGAACCTAGGCTTAAGGTTGTGTTGGCGTCTCTAGCAATCTTACCTCCATAACCAAAAGCAACACCAATCTGTCTTTGGGCTAAAGATATGACATCACCAGGAGCGAGTGCTAAAGCATCTGTAGAAGTAATAAAGTCAACTTTTCGTCTTTGAAATCTAGAAGCAGCTATTTGGTATTGTGCATATCTAAGAGCTTGAGACCGTCTAGTAACTCCAAATAAATCAAGAGAAGCAATATTTTCAATTATACTACGATCTGTACCATCATTAGCATCAACAGTGTCTATTCTTACTGTTTCCCTTTTAAAATGATTTGTTGGGTCAACGTATGATACGTCTACACCAGTAAAAATCTCGCTCTCTTTAACTCCAGAGATGTTTAGGGAGCCTGTTTTAATATTTGTCTCATTAAAAAGCGCAACTGGTGTTTCGTCAGGTAAGTCAACAGCTAAAGTAATCTTACCTCCAGAATATACTAAAGCAGCTCTAATTGACGCAGCCATTTGATTTAACACATCTAATGCTTGTCCTTGATCTTGTATGACTCCATTGAATGTAAAGCGTCTTTCAATTATTTTAGTGCCTTCAGGTATTCCAATTAAAGTTTCTCTAACAGCTGTGAATAAACCTCTAGGTTTATGTCTAAATGTTCCATCAGCTAAACCTTCAACACCAATAAATGCTCCAGTTGCATCATCACAAGCATCACAATATTTAGCTACCCTATGAAATTTAAATTTATCAATATTTGCTTCATCAACCCCTAATCCATATGTTTTGTTAGTTAAGATATCATACATTATCCATACAGGGTTCTGAGTCCATGAATATACAAATTCACCGTCCCATGGACCTATATATAGTATAGGATTAGCAGTTAAAAGTTTAGTGCTTGGGCCTTGGCTCTGTAAACTATAGCCGTTTCCAAAATAACTTAAGTCACCTGAACTTGGATTCTCTAATTCTCTCCAATCAATCTCACCACTTGTTAATATTGGTTGATTATAGTTAGTAGGAACTTTTACTATAAGTCCTTTAACTAACGAAGTAAAGTTAGGAACTCCTCCAGTGTGTTCAGCAAAAGCCTTTAAGGCGTAACCAATATGAGCAGTTCTGGGGTATGCTTGTGGTTGATTTTCAATCTCAAACCAGCCAATGCTTTGTATAGTTTCTTGAACTTTAGAGCTGTCTGAGTCATCAGAAGTTTTTTCTATAGTGAATTTGTAACCGTTAGCACTTTGTGAAACAGCAGGTATTGTAATATCTACTGTAAATTTAAAAGGACTATTAGTCTTACCTCTAATAGTTTTATCAACAGTTCTTATAATAGTGCTACCTGTGCTATCAAATAAAGTAATTCTTATAGATATTGCTCTCTGAACAATATCACCATTATCTTTGGACTCTTGAAGAGCGCTAATTACAAATGCAAATTTAATTTGATCCCAGTCATTTGCACTAGTCGATTGTAAAAATATTCTTGATTGTGGTACACCAGCTACATTACCTTTTTTAAGTGTGACAGGTGAAGAGAAATTTTGAGGGCCAACTGTCTGTTCCCCAAAAACTGGTAAAGGTTGTTGAGTTACAGTACCTGTATTAGTAGCAGTTCTAAAAAATTCTGTATTTTCCTGTCCATCTCCATCAATATTAATCATATCATCAATATTGCCGTCATTAACTTCAATATCTTGAGGACCATTAGGGTTTATTCTATACATCGGCCCTTCACCTAATGCAGAGGTTACGAATAGAATATCAGTAGAAAATAAGTTATTTGGATCTTCTTTTCCGCCTTGAGATCCCGACTTGCCGCCACCTTTATTATGTACTCGTAAATTCTCAGCTATATAAGTTTGAGTTTCAGAAACTGTAAAAGTATAAACAGGAGCATCTGGTAGCGTTACAATGCTTAAAATAGTAGAAGGAGTACCATTCTGCAGAACTAACTCCTCTCCAAGTTTAAATTCTTGCATCTCCTTAAATAAACCATCAGAACCCATCATCCAATGATTAGGAGTAACATCAACTGTTCCGTGTTGGTGTTTTACTCTTATTACATTGTCTATTTCATGAAAAAAAACTTCAGTCACAGTAGCAGGACCAAGTTCTCCATATTTTTTGAAACTCCATACTATATCAGACGGTGATATATCTTTAATATCTTTAAAAGTACCGTCAGCCATAGTAATCATAGTACCTGCAGGAAAACACCCTTTAGAGCCAAAAATAGAAGGTACACTTTTTCCTTGATACTGTACGTAATGTCTATTAATCATAGCCATTAGAATTGATCTCCTACTCTAATAACATCACTTTTACCATGTGAAGTTGTATTTAGATAACCAGAAACAAATTGACCTGCAACTCGGGTTTCTCCATAAACTAGTGCTATAGGAGTACCGCTCTCGGTTGTATTTTGAAGAGAACCAAACATATCACTACCTCTTGTAGAGCTATCTACTTGTTCTGCCATTTTTGGTTTTTTGGTAAATATGCTTGAAAGTACACTAAGGGCTAAGTTTCCTATTATTGAACGGGCAAATGACGCTCCTAAACCACTTCCTGATAAAGCACCTGTCATTCCTGAAAAAGCTGTCCCAACACTTGATAATCCCGCACTATAGGTTGCTGCAAAACCTGCACCACCTGCACCAGCAGCTAATCCAATAGCATACGGAGCTACAATAGCCACAGCTGCTAATAGTAAAAAACCGCGTTTACCTCCGCCGCCTGTAATCAAGGGCACAACGTAAATAACTTCATCATTTTTTACCTTTTTAAGGGGAAACTCAGTTGGACGAAGTATTTTAAAATTTTCATCAACAAGAGCTATTCCCTCATCAATTTTACCCTCTTTTATCTTATTACTATATGTGGCAAACTCTTTAAATGAGTTTGATAAATAAACGATAACTTCATCATAAGTATTTATATTTACTTGAAGTGACTTTATATCCGCCGTATGTTTGCGTAAAGTAGAATGTATCTTAATCGTTGCCAAGGTGTTTACTCTCAAACTTATCGAATTTTAGTGCATCTAGATTTCTATCGTACCAATAAATAAAATAATTTAAACCGAAGCCAACAATAAATTTATATTCTGCAAAAGCTGCTGCATGTTTATCTTCTCTACTAGGTAATGGTTGTTCTTCTCCAGGATGAGAATGAAATATACCCCAAATTTGATCGTCATATTTAATTAAAGCTCCAGGATCTAATTCAAAGGTTATAGTAGGAGTATTACTTAAATTATCAACTCTTACGTAGGAAAAGTCCTTAAGAATAATGCCACAAGCTTCTCTTGGATAATCTTCTTCAGCGTGAGCCTGCATTTCATAAATTAATTTATCGAACCGTTCCATCTATATATTCCTGTTGTATATTGTTTATAATAATTACCGTATGGAGCAACCCAACTAACGTGACCTAACATAGTTTGTAAAATTCTGTTCTTGTCAATATATATTGCGCAGTGGTTACTAATATTAGTAGAGCCAATACTCATCAGAATAATATCATAGAGTTTTGGCTCTTCGTTAACCTTTTTAAAAATGTGAGAAAACTTTTTAAAACCATCTTCATAAAACCGATCAGTAGTTTTACTATACCAGTCTTCATCAACTATATTACAGAAATCCCAACTACGTTGTTTGACATCTATATTAAGATGATCTTTGTAAATATACATGCAAAGATTCCAGCAATCAATACCAGTTTTAGGGTCATTTCCTAAATGCTTATAAGGGTAGTCAGTATATTTATAGTACCACTTGTCTATAGGCTGCATAAATTTTTTCACTCCAATAATTATCAATAGTTGTAATCATAGAGTGAGCCCCCTCCTCTAGATGTAACATTCTCATATTGTTATCAATCAGCATACCAAAGTGAATCGGATTTTCACTTTTTAATGATCTAAAAACTATTACATCATAAATTTGCAATTCTGTCAATGATACTTTTGTTGCATACAGTGAAGCCCAGTCATCAATGTTCTTAAGACTGATTTCCTTCATCCATCTTCTAGTAGAAATATTTTTATTTTGATTTTTTATTAATTCAAATAGCTTTTCAAATATATTGCTTTTTAACTCGTTTTTATAAAAGCTTGCAATTAGCGTAATGCAATTAGTTCCTGAATATCTATGTGATAGCCCAAGATAATTTTTTATATTTTTCGATACCATTCTGCATACTCTGGAAAAGTTGCTTCAAAACTTTCATTCCTGCTTAAATCTAAGGCAGTGTTAAATTTTTTAAGTTCGGGTAATAAATGTGAATTATCAGCTCGATTCATATGTCTTAGAGAATTTAGAATTGTGTTTATCTCGTTTTTACTAAATAAACTTTGATGCTTAGTAAGAAACTTTTTATATTTTTCATTAATAAATTTTTTAGTTTCAAGAGGTAACACGCTTGTATCCATAAATGATGGACTTATTAAATTAGTGATAAAAAGCGAGATATTTAATTTTTTCAAGTGCAAGATAAGTTCTGGATTTGAAAGTATAGAATATACATTTCCCGTTGCACTTACTGTTTCTATATAGTCTTTGAACACATTCAGATTTTCTGCAAAAGTTTTCCAAACAAATCCTTTTCTACTGTATTCAACATGTTCTTTATAGCCTTCAACACTAGGCCATAATTTAACCTTATCAAACTTTTTCCATAGTTGAACTATGTCATATTTTTTAAACTTTGAATATGAGAGATTAGAGTTATATTGTAATTCAACATCTGTCTTACCTTTATCTATAAGAAATTCTAACATTTTGTACATACCATCTTGAACAAAAGGCTCTCCTCCAGCAAAATAAATAGTATCAATTGTTTTATATATTTTCTCCATGTCGTCCCAGAATTCAGGGTTATTAGTCCAATAGTCTAAACTTTGAACTTCATTACCAGCAGCATTAAAAGGTGCTAAGTGTTTTTCTCTAAACCAGGAAGTTGAAGCATCAGGACCACACATTCGGCATTTGAAATTACACAAGTTACCAAATCTAAAATCAAGCCATACAGGAGGATTTTTAACAGATCCATCTTTTTCAGTTTTTCTCTGAAGCGGAGCATATTTTCCAAATCTTTGATTAACTCTATTTCTATGACTATCTTGTCCAGATTTTTCTATGTCATAGCATACATCACACTCTACTGGGTGCTGACCTTGTAAAAATTGTAGTCTTTTTTTCTTATACAAATCATTATTCCACACTTCAAGTGGTGCTGCGCCATTAGTCCCAAGTTTTTTCTCGCCAGGACCCATGTAATTATCGGTATGACAACATAGGCTATAATCTCCTCTAATGTCTCCGTACATATGAATCCAAGGCATAATACATCCTTTAATCATTGTCTAGGTATAGTTCTTCCAGTCGCAGGGAAGCCTCCAAAGTGAATTTGATTGTTTCTTAGCTGACATGATCTGATTGATTTTCCGCATACGTCTAAGTCGTTACTGGCTGCAGTTTCATTTGCTGCTGTAATTGGGTTAGTATTAGCTTGTAATACAGGGTTTGAGGTGCCCGGAATAGAACCACCCCCAGGTCCAGGATACTGACATTCGGGTCCTTTATATACCCATTGACAGGTATTTTTATAAAACTTTCTTTTTGGAACAGCTAATCTAAAATATTGAAGCCATGATATTAAACCAAATCTTGCTACATTCTCATCTAAACTTTCTAAATTATCTATTTTGAAAACATCTTCTATATATGCTTCGGTATCTGCTTCAGGATTAACTATGTAAATATTATCTCCAACAGAAGTATTAGCATCTAAAGATCTATCCAAAAATAAAAACCTATTTTCCTCAATTCTAGTGATAGTTGCCTCAGTTGTACCAAATTGTCCTTTTACGTTATCATTTACTCTGTAGGGTAAAGCACTAAGAACTTCTATTACGTTTGAAGAGATATATCTAGCACTACTATATTCTGGCCAAAAATCTAAAAAGTTTGCAAAAGTAGTTTTAACTTCAACAACCCCACCTAATAAATCTCTTGTATCTTGTTTTTGTTCTTGCCAATCAGCAGTGCTACTATGAGCGATTGTCTCGCTATAAGTCCATGCAGCATTAGCTCTACCATATCTACCGACAACTTCAGCGCTATAGTTTAAATCTGCATTAGCTCTAGCGCGGGTCATTGCATGAAATCCCTCTGTTCCTGTTGTATAGTCAGAAGCTTCTGCATCTACAGTTCTAGGATCAATACCATGTACAAGCTCATCATTGACAAGGGCTACGACAGAATTTGAACTATTATTACCAGCTAAAAAAGGATTCTCTACAAATGTACTAATTATATTGTCAAAGTTTGATATACTAATAGTTACTTCATTTATTTTTCCATCACTACCAGACTCAACAGTAGAAAAATCTACAGGAAAAGGAATATATTCTTTTTTATCATAGTTAATTCGGTATACAGAATCACTTTGAGTATCTCCCACAATCTCTGCGAATCTTAAAGGTATATCTACAGGCCAAGATCTACCTTCACCTTGACCAGCTGGATTACCGTTAGAATTAGGAGGATACCACTCACCTGGATAATATAGAGAATAAAGTCTAACAATCTGATTTTGAGTGAAAGCATTTTTTTCAGCAATAAATGGTGAGTTTGATATTGAAGATATTGTTGTACTAGCAACGGTAGTATTACTTGAAAACGTATTAGCCTGGAATGGTAAACTAGTAGTGGCTAACGCTCCATTAGCACTAGTAGACATCACTGTGCCTATATCTTGTAACGTTTCTCCAGATGAGAACTCTCGAGATACATTATCAACTTTTACTTTTATCGTATTTGATGCTGCATCTACATTAGCAATAACAGCTTGTGTAGTTGACGTGGCACCAACTACTGTATTACCGTTTCTAAAGCCTGTAGCATCGGCAACAGTTAAAATAAAGTCATATGTTCTTACTGTGGGCATTAATCAAATGTTTCCTGTAATTTAAAACTAACAGTATAAAAGTTATCTCTCAAGTTTGAAGAGGCACCTAATACTTGAGTAACATTCAGAGGGCCATCAAAACGTACGGTAGCAGTTCCAGATTCATTTATGTGTCCTAAATCAAAAGTAAATGACTCGAACTCTCCACTTCTAGCAGTATAAAAGTCATCAATTGCTCTTTTACCTATACCGTGTAAATTTGTGTACTGAAGATCGTATTGTCTTTTTGACCTTCTTGATTTCAGTCTTCTTTTTTCATATCCTGCTTGGCTTTGAAAGATAGTAGTATCAAAGGCTCTAGTAGAAGAAAAGCCTACGTCTGGTCTTCTATCCGCCATTGAAGTAAATCTATCATCTTTTTCAACAGTGCCTTGATATACTCTGATATCTAAAGTGTCTTGATTATCAACTGCACCTAAAGCTCCTCCTCCTAGTTTGGTAGGAGCAGAGGTCATTGCTTCCGTGCCTAAGCCACTATATTTAGATGACCTTGAAAATCTTACAGCATCAACCTTGCCATCAAAAAATTCTCCTGTATTGAATCTACCTATATTAACATTTCCACTAACCGTGTTACCAAATACTTTTTGCCCTACCGCCACTCTCGCGTTATTAACATAAAGACTAGCGGTCTCATCATCTCTTGAAACACTTAATGCAACATGATAAAAAGAACCTGTGTTAATAGTGCCACCATATAATTCATGTATAACACCTTCTATAGCAGATACATATCCAATTGTATTATTAGAACCAACTGTCCTAACAACTATGTAGTTGTTTGTGGCTTGATAGCGAGAAAATATAGTTCCATTTGCGCTTAGAGAGTCTGGATTAACAAAAGCTTCAAACGTGAAATCGTCACCATTTAAATCAAATATAGCTTTATCACCATAATCTAAGAAATGAGAACTTCCGTTTAAGTCTACAGACTTAGAACCAAAAGCTGCTGTGCTTGAGTATGTTTTAGTAGTAGAATTTAGATCTGTTTGCGCAATATCAGACTCATCTGTAGCATTTTCACTCTCAAAGTTAAGTAGCAGTTTTGTGGCATCATCTGCAATATCTATTCCAGAAGTACCTAAAGTTACACTTGGAAATGTAAATGCTGATGATTGCTGTAAAACACCTGATAAAAACACTAAGAGAGAATTTGCATCGCTTACGTTAGACCCGACAGGTAATGCAAAACTCTCTTGATCTGCATTTACTAAGTAGGTGTTACCGTCAACTATTGTAGCTGATGTATTACTATAAGTGACTGCACCAGTAACTTCTGTTTTTCTACTTATCTGAAAGCGTTGTGGGAGACTAATAGTTTTTAGTTGTAGAGTAGTCGCATTAGGAGCTGTGACGAAACTTACAGTGGCACCTGCGTTTGTGACTGCATAAGTAGTAGTATCTTGTACGGCACCGTCAATTGAAGCTATAACTTCGCTCTCACGTGTTACACTTGAAGGTAAATTAAAATCTGTTGTAGAGCCTGTGCTACTAAAAGTAGCCGTTGCTAAAACAGCAAACTCTGAAGTATTAGCTGTGGCATCATTTGGATACGTTGCCATTATGCGCCTCCTCTCATAGATTTACGGATTGGGCCATTATTTCTTAAGTCTCTGGTCACAATATCTATAACAATAGCATCAACATCCATACGTGGTGTAGCAGTTGTTGCCTCTTGTGGAGTGCCTTCATTTTTGACTTGAACCTTAATATTCGGCATACCTCCAGCATTCATAGCTTGTAAGTTGCTGTTTCCAATATTACGAGCAGCACTACGTTTCAGTACAAACTCACCAGGCTCTAGGAGTGCGGGAACTCTATCACGTCCTCCTGCATAACCGCCAACTGCCATTTTTCTGATTCCTGGTACTATACCTCCAGAAGCAGCTCCTATTACCCCAGCAGGTAAATCTGTGGGAATACTGCCCTTTAGTATTTCTCCACTACCACCACCAAAGGCATTGCTTAACATTGAAAATATACCACCGCCTCCGCCAGAACCGGAAATGCTTTTAAGTATATCACTTACAAAACTACCTATACTATTAAAGGAGCTTCTGCCTTTTTCAACCAACTCATCTAAGAAACTACTAAATTTAGAGCCAAGTGTTTCTGTCTTTTTATTAGCTCCATCAAGTGAGGATTGCGCATCATTTGCAAATGAGTTAACAATTCCTTTACCACCTTTTTCAACAACAGGCACATTTCCAGACTCTAATTTTAGATCTTCAATTCCTCCTGACATATCTACACCAAGTAAATTCCCAATTTCACTAGTTAAAAAATTGGATACGGGTTTAGCAATTGTCTCTTGAAAAAACGCTTGTTGAACTTTCTTCACTGTTTCACCAAGAAAATCGGTTAAACCCTCTTTAAAGTTTTTCGCGTTTAGTGTGCCGTTAATTAGTGCATCATTTAACTCTTTCAAACCTGCAGCAAATTGTCCTCTTAACACAGTACCCACTTCTCTAATTCCATTACTAAAAGTATCATTTGCTTTTTTAGTTATGTCTGCTAAATTGCTGACTTTATTTGTAGAGCCTACTAAGGAATTGTTTAGATTAGTTAATCCTGTAGATAAATCTATTCCAGATATCTTGAGTTTATTCTGTAAATCTTTTAATTTTTCACTGGCTGCAGCGAGTTCTGATATGAGTTTTGCATCACTTCGATTTTCGGCTAGTTTTTTATTAGCATTCGCAACATCAGTTATAGCTTTTCTAATAGTTGCAAAATCTTTTGCATCTAATTCATCTTTTAATTTTTTTAATTGATTTGAGACTTGAATAGCAACTTTTGATTTTTCAATATCGAGAAGAACTTTTCTAAACTCTTCAACGGTACCAAAATTACTACTGCTAAAACTAACGGCACCACGGGGCCCAACTGTTCCACCAAATCTTTCTACAGCACCTCTTGCAACTGTGCCTTGGGCACCACCTGCTTGAATTGCTTTAATAAGTTCTTGAGTGAAAGAACGTCTAGCTAAACTTTCATCCGATTCTCCAGGCAAGCGTCTAGATTCGTTTGCAAGTATTTTTCTTTCAACTATATCATTAGCTAATACTTGTGCTATACCGTCGATATGAGTTTTAAAGTTTTCTAATTCTTGAATTAAAAGTTTATTTCTCTCCTCTAGGATACTAAGATCTTTTAAAGCTGCTTTTTCATCTGCGTTAATTTTATCAAGCTGAAGTTTTTTCTCAGCTTGAATACGTTTTTCAATTAAACCAGTAAACTCTCCTGTGCTTATAAGTTCTTGTTGTTGAGCTATTTGTGCCTCTAAGATCTTTTGCTCTGCTTTTTGGTTTTCTATTAAGGCTTTTTTCTGTTCTTTAATTGATTCTTCTAATCTTTTTAATGATTCTCTTTCAAGTTTTAGTGTTAAATCTCTTTTATCTCCTTCACTTAAAAAAGGATTCATTTTAATTAATTCTTCTGTTAATTTACGTTCACTTTCTCTAACTAAGTCAACACTCTTCAATCTCGCTACTCTTAGGTTCTCATTAGCTTTAGCTAAATCATCAGTTCTTTTAATCTGATTTGTCAATTCTTTAGTTTGTTGATCTAAGGAAGCAATTGCATTTTGAGCTTGAGTAATTTTTATTTGTTGCTGGGCAATCTGTAAACGTTTCTGTTCCTTGTCTAATATTTTTCCAAGAGTTATATCAAGATCTCTTGCCGCTTCAAAACTTTTTACAAATGTTCCTATTAACGCTTTTTCTGCGTCACGTGCCAACATGGCTAACTGCTTTTGAATAGGAGTTAAGTCTTTCGCTCCTGCTCTTTGCCGCTCTAAGGCTCTTGAGCCTAGTTCAAAGTTTTTTTGTAGTTGTGCAGTTTTAGATCTCTCAATATCACGTTGACTTGTAGCAACTTTTAAACTGTCTAAATTAAGTTCATTATCTAATATAAAAAACTTATTAAGGTTATCTGCAGCTTTAATTTGCGCTGAAAACTCATTTCTTAGTTTTTTTCGTGTATTTAAAATAGCTACTTGTTGTTGAACTTGAAAATTTAATATATCAAGTTCTTTTTGAAGATTATCAGCAGTTTTTTTATCTCTCTCATCTTCACTTTGTTTAAGATTGGCTATCTTAGTTAAAACAGCTCCACGTCTTTTATCAATTTGTTCAAGCGTAGCAGCCCCTCCCTCAAGAGTTTTTTGTAATTTAGCTGCAACTTGTAAAGATTGAACTATATTAACTTGTACAGCATTTCGAGCCTCAAATTTTCTTAACATTTCTCCTTCCATTCGTGACGTATCAACGAATAAAATTCTGTTTTTAGATAATGGGCCAGTCAAATCAGCAGCTTCTTTGACTTTTACTAAGCCTTGTCTTGATATTTCAATCTGTTTTATTACCTTTTGAAAACTCTGACCAGTTGCATCAGCGATAGATCTAACTGCTGCTGCGCCGAAATCTTGATTTGATTGCTGACTTCTTCCTCCTAAATTTGGGTTATCAGCTCTTATTTGTCTTTGCTCTCTTGCTTCCTTCGTTATATCAAGCAAGATACCAGCTCTTCTAAGTAAATCATCAATAAATCTAGATATTGGTTCTAAAAAACCAAAAGCATCAAGTATTGCGCTACCGACAGCTGTGATTATGGATGCAAATGTTATAAAAGTAGTAATTTTTCCTAAAAGTCCAGCAACGAACCTACCTGCAAAAGCAAGTCCAACAGCAAATCCCTTGACACCAGCAGTAGCAAGTCTTAGGGCTTTGTTTGTAGAATTTATCCTAGTGTTAGTTATTGCTACTACTCTATTAAAAGATTTCTGTCTAGCTTCGAGTCTTGTTAATTCAATTTCCTGTGCTTTAGTGCGTTTTTGTAAAGCATTAAGTTGATCAATTTTTATCTGATTAATGCGTACTTCTTGAAGAGATAATTGGTTTAGTCGTTTAACCTCTCCAAAACTTATTTCTTGAGCTCTGGCTTTTTTAATTAAAGTATTAAATTCTTCTTTATTAGCTATACTAGCTCTAGTAGATGCTAGACTTAACTTTTGAGTCTCTGTAGTCATTTGAGCCGCAGCTCTTCGTGTTCCTTGTAATCGTCTTCCTATTTTTTCAGTTAGAGTATCCCCAAGTGAATTAGCTGTAACTGTAAAATCTTCAGCACTCTTTCCAAGCTCCCTAATAGCTGATCCAAATACTGTTTTAGCTAAAATACCAAAAGTAGCGATGGCCGTTACAGGTGCTCCAAGAGCTTTTACAAGAGGTTGAATTACATTTGCTATTAATACTCCAGCTTCTCTTGCAATATCACTTAGAGTTGCTACCAATTTTTCTAAACTTGAGGCTGCAGTCTCTACAGTGCTATCTACATCTCCAAATTTATCTAAACCCTCAGATATAGCCTCATTAGCAAAAGCTTGTCGTTTTTCAAATGCTGTCAAAGAGCTTGCAACTTTACCGATTGATGCAGCATATTTTTCTGCTGCAGGCTCAATTCTAGTAAAAATTCCTAATTCGTCTAATAGTTCAGGTTCTAATTTTGCTACACCACGTAATAATCTTTGCACTGAGTCAGTTAAATCTCTTCCAAGAGCTCTAGCCGCTTTTACACCGACTGTTGCTAAACCCTCAATTTGATCAATATTAAAACCAGAAGATAAAGCGATATTAGCTAATTCAGCTGATTGAACTAGTGACAATTGACCATTAGTAATTTCTTTAAGTCGCGCTAAAACTTTAGGACCTTGTTCACCGATAGAAGCTGCTAGGGCATTTACTCCTGCAATAGTTTGTTCGGATCTTGCTGCTGCATTTAGGGCACTAAAAGCTTGTTGTAAAGCAAATATAGTAGCAGCTGCACCAGCATAAGCAGCCACTAATCCCCCTAAGCCTTGTGCTTGTGAAGAGAAAGAACGACCTGCTGAAGCAGAGCTTTGACCTAATCTAGTTTGAGCTTTACCTATACGTTGGGTATCACCTTCAACTTTTTTAGCGCCTCTAGTTACAAATTCAGTTTGGACAGTGTTCTTAATTTTACTACCAGCCACGGGGTTTCCTATCTACTACGTGATTTAGCTTTTGACATTGCATCTCGTTCTTTTTGTTTTTGAGCATAATATTTACTAGCCTCAGCTTCAGCTGCTTTGAGTAAATGAAACACATCTTTTCTATTATCCATATCATAGATGTCCATAATGTCCATTAAACCGCTATAGTCTTTACCCATCCAGCTTCCACTCATACCTTCCCAGTTATCTGGTAAGGCATTGAATAGAATTAGTGCGCATTGAGCTTCATAAGATAAAGAATCAACCTCTAAAGGTATATCTTCCTCTCTCGGTTCCCAACCCATTTGATCGCACATAAGCAAATATTGTTCAGTTGACATACCTCCGCTAAAAAACGCATTACGAAGGTATTCAATTAGTTTTTTTCGTTTGTCTCGGCTTTAGTTTTTGAAAACTGCTCAAAATCATTCATAGCATCTGTTATAAATTGATCAAACAGTGTAGAATTTTTTAATAATTCTAACGCCTCTTCTGGGCTATATTCGATCTCTTCTTCACCATTAACGCCAGATATATCAGCTGGAAATAGCAGTGGTAAGTTTTTGTATCTAAGACCACTCCACCCTTTAATAGCTTTTTCTGAGTATGCTTCTAAAAACTTATCATTGTCAACTTCTTCTTCTCGTTGACGTGTGCGTTTATTAAATTTGAAAGTTAATGATCTATTTCTAATTTTCATTAACTCATCTCGATTAAGATAGACTAAATCAACCATAAATCCATCAATTTCTGGAAATTCAACTGTAGTTACAGTTTCTTTAGCCATTAAACTTTTTATTTTACTCATTATTTTTCCCCTCTATAAGTAAAAAGCGCTATCGGTATATCTGCTACTGTTGGGTGAGGGGAGTCCCATTTCGCAAACCGATAGCGCCATCTGTAAACCTTTATCCCCCCTCAAAGATAAATTAAGACTTTTTAGCAAATATTGTTATTTCACCGCCATCACCTCTTGTAGCTGTTGGCTCTTGTGCAACAAAATTTACTGACATACTAATTACATCCTCTGTAGCTAGTGTTGGAAATTCAAACTGAACTGCGTCCATTTGAAATGCTACATAAGGTGCTGTAGTGCCACCAATAATTAAGTTAGCATTAGATGTCTGTGCTGAACTAGTTCTTGTATCTTGAGATATATTTCTTAAAAATCCAGCAGATTCTAAGTCATCAGATCTTAAATACATACTTGCGGAACCTGTTACAGCTCTTGTACCTGTAAATTGACCAATAGGAGAGTTCAATGTTGAAAGCTCTTCTGGTGTTAGGTATGTAATATTATTATTATAATCAAAACTTAGAGCAGTTACTGGAAAAGTAAACTTTTCATCAGCTGCACCAGCTGTAGCTTTATGATGAAACTCAATTGTACTAAGTCTGTTTTTAATAAATGCGTTTGTAGCAACGCTTCCCGCAACGTTCATAGAACCGTATGGGTGATAGGCTTGTGCCACTGCAGATAGTGTAGCAGTTGCATTTGAGTTAGCAGTTACACTTGTTCCAGCGTTTAATATTCCACCAAACACTGAAATAGCTTTGTCTCTATCAGCACCTGTAAGTTCTTTTAAGTCTGTTCCAAAACCTGCCCATGTAGTTGTTGCAATTTCTTCAATACCTGCATCAACAGTGGCTTGATTAACAGTAGCATTACCAACTTGATATACCACATTATCAAGTTTAAAATATAAGTGATTTTCTTGAGCAGTTGAAAAGTTAGTCGCCGTGGCTGCTTTACCTACTGCAGCTGCAACAGTTGTACTTCTTAGCTTTCCACCAGTTTCCCAACCTGATCTACTATCAGTTGTTGAAGCGGGTTTTGTAGATGTAATCATTGACTGCCACAAAAACCAATCAGCCACTGGCATAGAATTACCATTATCTGTAGTTCCAGCCACTGTACCAGGTGATTCTGAGTCAGCTGTAACTTCAACGCCAGTTGGTCGTAAATAAGTCTGAAAGTTCCAATCTACAGGGTTAATTGCAGTATTAAATCTTTGCTGAGATCTATCTGGAGTAGTTCCAGATTCCAATGAAGTAATATCAGTTGTAGCAGCACTTGATGTTAATGCAAAACCAGCTAGTACTTCGAGTTTCCAGGTGTTACTTGGTGTCATTGCAGTAGCGGCTCCTCCGCCTGCTAAATCAATGGTTGAAAAGAACACTTCTGAATTTCTTTGTAAATTTAAAGAAGGCATTTATTTTCTCCTTAATCCTCTAATCTGTACTCTACGGTTAGAACAATTTCTGCTAGACCTAATGGCTCTGCAAGTCCTTCATCAGTAGAAACATTGTCTATTTGTATATTCAAGATTCCCTTCTCTGGACTACCTGCTAAGTTATAGATAACGTGTTCGATATCTTGTACCAACTCATCAGCTTTTGTTTGAGAATCGTCCTCTCCGTATACGTATGCTCTTATAGTAACGTCTAACGTTGCAACCGTCAAACTTTTAGTATTAAAATCTCGGATTTCGGTACCCGCGTTAAGATAAAGTGCAGGAAAGTCATTAACTTCATCTAGAAACTTAATTTTTCTATAAACATTATTAAATATGTTTGTAGTATAGGTATATGAACTATCAAATCCAGATTGTTGACCGTCTATCTCTTTAAGGTTGGAAACCAAAAAATCAATTATATCTGTGCGTCTTGATTGTGGCATTAATTACCCCTCACTATGTTAAACTTTCGTGCATATAGACCTTGTACAACTTCTCTTATTGTATTAGTTACTAGTATATCTGGATTACGTTGACTTTCAATTAAGCTTTTATATATAGGGTCGTAAAAAAATCTAATAACGTTAGCTTTATAACTAGGTAAAACTGCAACACTACTTCTAAATCTTCCAGTTCTCTCAGTAAGTATGGTTGGAGATAGGGGAGGTCCTCGCTCAGGTCCTTTAGGCATTATCGCTCCAAGTCTTCTTTGGACTAGAGCAGATAGTTGAGCGCCAGAAATAAACTTTTGTACAGAGTCTTTCTTAGCTTTTCTCTTCCTTACTGCTGTCATTCCAAAATTTTGTTTACTAAATCGTGGAGATTCTACAACAGTGCGAATAGTAAAAGGTGTTAACCCCCCTTTTTCAAATTCCTTAGCAAAGGCAACTATCAAGGATAAGTATTCATTTACCGCATTTGTTTTTTTAACCTCATTCGGTATTTCTTGGACTATTAAATAGTTTAATAGCCCTTGTGAAAATTTTATACCATTTGCTTTTAAATGAGCTTCATTAACTTTTTGAGTTAAGTCTCTAACACCTTTTTCCATGTCTGCAAAAAGTTCTGCAGTAGGTTTAATTTCAATTCTATATTTATCAGCGGCACTAGATGAACTTTTTATTTTTATGGATATTTGAAAGTATCTTGAAAATATCTTTTGATCTTTAAAAACATTTGATGAAATATTTTGAAGTGGATTTGTAATAAACTTAAATATAGGTTTATTTTGTTTTTCAATATCAGCAGTATCAACTACTAATAAGTTTGCAAACTTAACTCTAGCATTTAAAAATAATAAGTTTCTAAAAGGAGTTAGCTCCTTACCAAATAGTGCATTGATAGCATCTTGACCAAAAAGTTGTTTTCCTCCAACAGCTGATTTAATAAGTTGACCCTCTGGCTTATTTAAACTTCTACTAATAGCTGTAATTGCAGGCTCGGCTGCTCCACCAACACCTTTAACTTTAGTTTCATAAGCACTTGGTAACGTTATCTTCTCTCCAGTATTAGATTTAAGCGCATTTATCTCTGAAAGTCTAAAACCTGCAGTAGCCTCAAATTCATCAGCATCAACAATAGCATCAGCTATAGCTCCTCCTGATACTCCGACAGACTCAAATATTCTTCTTGCACCAGATTTTGCATCTTTAGGCATACCCAGCCCAATACCCATTTGCTCTGATATGTAATCAGATACACGACCAATTAAAGTATTTCTTAGTTGCTTAAGTTCTTGTGCTTTTTTACTACGAAGTCCAAAATTTTCATCTACTTTACCGTTAGGAAAGGTAGTCTTTACAATACCAAGGTTAAGATTAGGAGCCATTAGATAACAATCCTATAAAGGTCCAATATACGTCTAATATGTGGGGGAAAGTTTCCTGCAAGATTAAACTTATCTCCTCGTTCTCCCTCAAAACTAAAACCTTTTTTATCTTGATCTTGTTTATGAAATAATTTAATCATATCAAGAGTAGCAACTTGAAGATCATAAGGAACTTGTCCTGATTCATATCCTCCACGATATGTTACTTTAACTCCGCTAGGATAAGGTTGAAAAGTAGGTGGCCCACTTAGTGTAAGTGATGGATAAGATCTATTAACAGTTGGATAATTACCTGTAATGCCTATGTCACCTGTATCTCTAGTAATTTCTCCACTGTCTCGTGAAAAACTGTATTGATTTATTGCAGCGCTAACATCTTTAGCTTCTGTATCTCCATTTTTACCATCAAAATGAATTAACATTCGTGTTTGTTCATCAGGTCTAAATCTTTGTGATGGGGGAGTAAAGTCTCCTGAATATCTTGCAGTATCGCTAATTCTTAATTCGTCAATATACCCTGCAAAGTCGTTACCTATAAGCACGTTTGTTGTAAAAGTATTGTTATTTACAGCAAATGTTTCACCACTGGCTCCTGTAATATTATTCCCATTATAAGTTAAAAACATTCGTTGAGAAACACTATTAAAAGATGCAGCTACATGTGCGAACTCTCGTTGTCCAAATTGCTGTGTTTGAATAAGTGTGTTAGCACCAGTAACTGTTGTTGTGCTTCCACTAATTGTGCCATCAATTTTTAAACCACTTGTTCCATTTGTAGAAAATTTTAAAGAATTTGTCGCGTCTGTGTTAATTGAAAACAGCTCCTGTACAGGTAAACTCGAGTCATTAACACGAATAAACATCTCAATGGTAAAATCACCCTCTTCAAATTTTATATCTTCAGATACTGTACCTTCTACAAAGTCTGCGGATGCCACCTCTAAACTAGATTTTCCAAATCTTTTAACTCTTGAATTAATATGAGCGTCATTCTTAAAGGTAAGAGTTACACTATCATTATCTTGAACATTAGGCATACCATTAGTCGCGGGATCGTCAAGAGTCATATGCTCTATACCATTAAACTCTGTTACTTCGTAGACATTACTAAGAGGCAATCTATTAACAAAAACGCTTGTTTCGCCTCCGTCAAAAACTTCAACATAATCATTAGCTAAGACTTGTTGTCCGATATAGTGTTCAACAACTCCTGTGGCATAACTTATGATATTACTAAGAGTACCATCATGAGTAGTGCTATTAATACTTAAATAACTTTTTACTTGTGGCAACGTTACATACGGATAACGACCAAGCCCCTCTTCATGTCTATCCATCTATCAATCCCCTATTTCTTAATAGTAATTTTTTTAACAGATTTTTTTACTTCTGGTTTAATTGTTGTGGCAACTATAGGTGCTGGAGTAGCTTTAGGTGCAGGAGTAGCCATAGCATCCCAAGCTTCTTTTTGTTGTTCGATAAGCCCAGGACCCCAACCATGTTTAGAAAGCCATTTCTCAGCTTCATCCCATGATTTCATATCTTTAATTTCTGTTACAATAGTAGTCATATCTATTCTCCTTAAATAAAAAGGGGAGGCTATCCACCTCCCCCTTGATTAGTTCTACATTATTAGTTAAAATTAACCAGTAATGTTCATAACTGCGTAAGAATACTTAGCTGCATCTAGTGCGTTATTTGAGTTAGTTGTTAACGGTCTAAAGTCAAAACGTGTGCTCATATACATTGCTGTAACTTGCTGTCTTGGCTCGTACTCGCTCTCGATCTCCATACCACGTCTTTCAGCGATTAAGAATCCAGGCTTATACACTAGCATACCAATATGTCTGCTAGATCCACCAACTACGTCTAAGAATTCAGTGATCTGGATTGGTATACCATACACTGCACCAACAGAACCTGTTAGGTAAGTAGCGTTTGGTCCAAATTTATCAACTGTTCTAAAGTCTGAAGTTTGAACTAAGTTATTATAACCTTCAATAGTGGTTAGATATACTAACTGGTCACCAAGTTGAAGACCATATTTACCCATTGAACTTCTTGCACCTGCGATATCAGTTGGGTCAACTTTATCGTTAGCACCGCCAGTTGCTACTGTAAGAGAAGCATCTGCTGCTAAGTTAGTTAAACCTTCGATAACTGAAGCATAACCTGTACCTGCAGTAATTGCGTTAGTAGGTGATGCTGTGAAGCCAGTTAATGCGCCTGTACCTCTAAGTATTGATTTATCAATAGCTCTTGCAAGACGTCTAGTAGCTGCTGCTCTTAGGAAGTCAAGCAATGGAAGAACTGTATCTTCCTCTTCATCTTTTGCAAGATGAGTAGTTGCCATAAACTTATGAGGTGTGAAGGTAACAGCTGAGATTGTATTTTGGTTTGTAGTAGGTACGTTAGATGCATCTGCAATACCTGTTGCAAATGTGCCTGACTTAAACTGTGCTACATCTCCGTCTGTATCTTCATCAGCTACTGGTACTCTAAAATTTCTAGCATCCACTGCGATTCTTTCGAACATTGGAGCAATAATTAATTGCTGCTCCATCTCAGTGTAGATGTTTGAAGAAAAGTTAGAAAGGAACTGATCTACAGAAGTGATCGCCTTCATTCTTGAACCGTATTTAGTATCAAATACGTCTCGCTTATTCATGCACTTGGCAAGTAAATAAGCATTTGCCATTTCTTTCTCTGAGAATTGAGAAGTTTTACGACTATTTTCTTGATAAGTCATTTTAGATTCAGTTAATGATTTAATCTGATCCTTAAATGTTGAGATCTGAGCCTTAAGTTCATCAACTTCCGCTGATTCCTTAGGTGTATACGCAGTCTCTCTTCTGTCTTGAGCGTCAGCCTCTTTCATCATTGCTTCACCAGTTTTCTCCACTAGCTTAGCAACTTCTGGCTCTGACACTTCTGCTTTTACAACTGGTTGCTCTTGAGCTTTAGTTGCTTCAGCTTTTTCGATCTCTTTCGCTGCACCTTTTGATGCGGACGTAAGGTCAATAGGAGTATCGATATCCTGGTTTGCCATTTTGGTTTCCTCCTTGTGGGAATTTTCGTGAAGCTGAGAGGTTTCGCTCTTAATTTCTTCACCTTTTGATTTTTTAATGTTGTTAACGTCAACATCTAACGTATTATCACAACTATTTCCGTCAGCGTCAACCTCTAAAAATTTAAAAGTTGGCGATTGGTCGGTTGCAATTTTAGTCACTTTGTAGGTTTTTCCGTTTAATTCTACAGTTGCACCATTTTTGACTAATTCTGGTTCTTGCTCTAAAAGATTGATAAATGGAATCTCTGCATTAGGATCTCTAATCTCAAGTTCTTCTTCATCATTTTCTTTTTCAGCTTCAGTTTCTAAATCGGTTTTTTCTTCCGAAATTACCTCTTCATTTTTATTCTCTGTAACCTCAGCACCTCTTGTTTGAGAAGCCATTTCTTCAGAAGGACTTAAAGGTCTTTCGTCAGAATCTTCTTCAGCCATCTCTACAGATGAGTCATGCACAGCAACAGCACTAACTGTCATAGAATGTTTATGACCTTTAGCTTCCATTATCTCATACCCCTCTACTTTATGAGAGTGGTTTTCCATATGAGAAGCATAAGTTGTAATTCCATTACCATTCTCATCTACTTCTAAAGTATGATAATGGCCATCAATCATATCAGTTATGCCTGCTTTTATGTATGCTTTAGTTTGTTCTTTGTCCTCAAACTGTTCAAGAAAAGATTTTCTCTCATCATCTGAGTTAAAACTTTTGCTAATGCTAAATAATGAATCTTGATTACAAGGCACACTAACAACACTAATCTCTAATAATTCAACATCAGTTATTGTCATTGTATCGTCTTCGCGATTATATTTACCATCTTTAACTTTAAAACCAACGCTGAAACTTTTTAAGGCTCCATCCTTGATAAGGGTCTGTACCCCGTGATTCTTCTCTGCTGCTTCACTGACGGAAGCTTCAACAAAAATACCTTTTTTATCAACTTGTATTTTGTTAACATTACCTATTGGGCAATCGTGTTTATGTTGATAGAGAAGAACAGGATTACGTCTAAAGTTATCTACGCCTTTAGCCCATGCATCTGCAGTTATAACATCACCTGCACGGTCTTTAGCAGTAGTATTTGCATAGCCAGCAATTTTAATTGACTTAGTCTTTTTATTAAATGACTTAGCTTCTAAAACGCTATTTAAATAAAACTTTTTATCGTTCATCTACTGTTTCCTCCTTTGGATTATCAGACTCTTCTTCAGGAGGTCTGCCTCCTTGAGTAGCGTCAGTCGCGCTACCTGTAATATTTTGTGGTACCCTAATGCCATCTTCTCCCTCGATTCTGGGTAACCTTAAACCTTTTCTAGCTTCATTAGGTGTCATAATGCCTGTGTTTACTAATTGTGCATAGTAAGTAGACTCTGTTCTCATCTCTGGTCTTAGAGCAGGAATGGTCATTTTATCAGGTCTTATTTCTACTCCACCGTTAAAAAAATGCATGAAAGCGCTACAAAACTGATTTAATATCGGTAATATTGTGTGCTGATAAAAAAGCTTTTGATTAGCATCTATATTAGCATTATTACCAGATTTTAAAAGCACGTAAGGAACTCCAATTGCTTTAGCAATATCTTGTTGGATTCTTTCAACACTATTTTCAAAGTCTAGTTCATCAAATTTCACATTTGAAAACTGATCTATCTTTAATCCTCCATCTAGTATAGCTGGATTTCTCGCGTTGTCAAAAATAGTTGTGTAGGAATTTCTCCAGCTCTCTAAAAGTCGCTCTTTTACTCTTTTACTTAAAATACTGTCTGTTGTCAGTACGAATCCTGGAACTGCGTTGTTTTTGAAAAATTGCCTCTGAAAGTTGATAAGATAAAAGTAAACCTCAAGTAAACGTTTAATAGACTTAAGCTTACTAGTTCCTCTAAATATGCTTAGCTCATTCTCATTCATTACATGTATTATTTCATAAGGTTCAAAAACTATTGATTCACTTTTTGTGGTAGTTTTATTAAAATTGTAAAAATCTTGAGATTGCTGGTTTGAAATTAGATAATTGTACTGCTTAACAAATGCTCGTTCATCAGGAACAACTTCAACATCATTAGCTGGTAATAGATATAGATCATTTCTATCATAATAGAAAAATACATTACCATCTAGAAAAAAGTCTAAAAAAGCTCGTCTAAATAACCTAGCTCTATCCTCAAAAGGATTAGGTCTATAGTTAAGTAACTTATTAATTTTTTTACTAGGAGAACCTCCCTCTACTAATAATGGAATTTCGGTTAAAGCGTTAATGCACATCTCAATTGATCTATTTACTATCTCAACTTCACGATACGCTTGTTCAAAGTCATGAGTATTTTCAGGACTTGCATATGGTTCTAAAGCAGCAATAGATGGCTGAGCAGGATTTAGTTTTTCAGATAACCATTCTCTCCACGCGGGCACTTGTTTTTGTTGATTATTTGCCATTTTTTTCCTTTTGAATATCTAACCAATTTTTAATTTTAGAGGCTAGATAGTTTGGATACCTTTGTCCATATAATGTATGCAGTCTTATGTGATGAGTTTTACAGAGAGTGTATAAGTTTTTATTTGAAAGGTTATCTTTTTCATCAGTTGCAAATTTTTCTCTAAGCTGATTAATAGTTTCAACATTATCAATATCACTAATCTTATTAGAAATACACCATTTATCAAATAATTCACTCAAGCCGTAAAGATGATGAAGCTCTAAAGTTTCTTTACTGCCACACACGTAACACTCGTCACGAATTTTGTAATCTTTTTTAATAAAATCTCTAATGTATTTTATTGGAAATCTTTTTAATGATGTCATCATACCTTACTTTGTTATCTTATGTCCAACCTAATTTTTTAAAGTTTTCTATAACCTGCCACCTAAGTTTAAAATGGTCAGATTGCCTATTTAAACCTACTTCATATTCTGGTAAAGCAACATAAGAACCGTCAATGGTCGGTAAATAATCTAATTGAAATCGATGCTTAATTAAGTAACTTACTATAATATCGTCTCCTCTTTTAGGTAATCCATATTTTAATAGTTCTTTTTTTATAATATCAAGGGAACTTTGTCTTACACATATAACAGACCCTACCAGAAAATCTACTCTCCCTCTTTCATTCCAAAATCTTTCAAGTTCAAAATAATTTCTACTTCTATTCACACTACTATAACCAAAAATACCGACAATGTGAACACAATTATTAATTAATTTTTTAACTGTTCTTGGATTTATAAGTATATCGTCATCAAGCACAATTTTAAAGGGTTCTTTGTATTCATAACATCGTAACCAACGTTCCATACAATATCTATTTGAATCATTATTAATAACTTCAGCATTCTCATTTGAATATGTATGTCCTGCTAGATTATTAATAACAGTAATTGGGTAATACTTATGAAGTGCTTTTACAATAAGATTAACGTTACCCCATCGTTTATAGCATAAAATTATTATTCTAACCTGTGAAGACACTTATTGCACTCATTTTTTGATGTGTATATATGGCATATCTAATTGCATCACATGGATGAGAACACCAATCATGAACTGGCTTAGGATTATCGGTATTAGGATTCCATTTATAACTACTCATTGCAGAAAATGAGTGAGCTCCTCCTTCAGTATCAAATAGTAACCTATCTTGTTCTATTAAGGCTTGTAAAGAAGATATACCATCATTAACTGACTTTATAGCATTTTCACAATATATATCGTAGTCATAAGCAAAATCCGCTTTTGTTTGTTGAGCCGCCGAATCAATATAAATAGAATCAATACTCCACTCTTCTTGTTTTTCTCTTACAATTTCAGCTAACTCTGAAGTAGTAGATTCTCTAGAAACATACTCATCTACCACATAATAGTTTATACCATCAAATCCAACCACAACAAAACAATTTTCATCTCTATAACCTACATCTAATCCGCCTATAACTTCTATGAAACGCTCACCAACAAAATCATTTATATGTTTTTCTTCATTCAAACCTTGATAAATCTGATCTTCAGTGGTAGTCCATTCACACTCATATTCTTGCAGATACATAGCTTTTGTGATCGTACGTTTAGCCTCTTCAATATCTTTTTCAGACAATAAGGGGTTTGATCTCCAGGTGTGTAAAGTGCTACCCCAATCAGGATATTCATCATCTACCCCTCTATTATAGTAGGTAAATAGATAATTACCTTTACCTCTAGGAGTAGATATCCATAAACAACGAGAATCCTTAAAAGTAGAAAGCGCAGGTCGAAGATCTCTAGTAAAATACTCGTCGTTTGAGATAATGGCTGCTTCGTCTACTATTAGGAGATTTGCAGCACGACCCACTAAAGAGTCTCTGTTGTTTGCCGAAAGTAATCTAAAAGTACTGCCGTTAATTAGTTTAACCACTTTATCTTTTTGGTTAAAACGATCGACTTCAAGTTCCATCTGTTTAACTAAGTCAGTAACATAATCCCAGATAATGGACGATAAAGAGAAGTTTGGTGCAACCACCATTACTTGTTGTTTTGGTTCTAGTAATTTAGCGAAAGCAAGAATCGCAGCAGCATATGATTTGCCAGTTCTTCGAGCGGAGATTGTTACAAAAAAACGATTATTCTCTAACCCCTCAACCATAGACCTTTGAGCTTCATTAAACTGAACGGGTGTAGGTAATTTAGAACATAATTTATCAATATTTAATTTAAAAAAACTCATCTAGGAAAGAAGCTATAAACTGTGTAAGCAAAGGCCATAAAACCTCCCGTTATAGCACCAACATACCAAAGAGTTCTGATAGAACTTTTGCCACTTGTTGCAAGAGTTTCTAAATTTGAAATCTTCTCGTGCATAGTGTTAAGAGTCTTCATGATATGTTCGTGTCGTTCAAGAGAGAGGGCATCTAGAGTAGCAATAGAAACTTTATTCTCATTACTACGTTTTTGAATTTCATCTAATTCTTGTTGTATCTGGTCAAGTTCTCTAGTATTATCCGCCATAACATACCTACGTCTTTATAATGTACTGAACCACTTGGTTAGGAAGAGTAGTGTTTACAGAAAAATTATCGACTGTCAAAGCAGGGATACTTAAAGCTGGTATTGATAACGCAGGTATTGACAGTGCAGGTACTGATAGCGCAGGTATAGTATGAGCGTGACTATTTACTGTAAGCGATGGTACGCTATGAGCATGATTGTTTACTGTAAGCGAGGGCACGCTATGAGAGTGTGCATTGACTGATAGTGATGGAATAGTCAAAGCTGGTACACTTAGTGCAGGAACGCTTAACGCAGGCACTGATAGTGCTGGAATGCCATGAGAATGGTTTGGTATACTCAGAGCTGGAATACTATGACTGTGGTTTGGTATACTCAGAGCAGGAATTGATAATCCAGGAACTGATAATCCAGGAACTGATAGCCCTGGTATATTATGAGTGTGGTCGCCTACAGTATGTGTATGTCCACCAACAGATCCACCAGAGATAACTGCAATGTTACCAGAAGTATCTTTACCACCTATAGAAGCAGTACCTGCGCCACTTGCTGTAAATGTAGGTACTGTTGAACCTGTGTTAATATTAGCATTTAAATTACCAGTATCACTAGCTGCAGTTGTTCCAGTTCCAGTAGTGCCTGTTCCAGTAGTGCCTGTTCCAGTAGTTATTACAGCATTTTGGTTACCAGTATTACCAGTTCCAGTAGTTATTACAGCATTTTGGTTACCAGTATTACCTGTTCCAGTATTACCTGTTCCAGTATTACCAGTACCTGTGTTGCCAGTTCCAGTTACTACAGCAGCATTATTTAAGGCATTATATCCAACAGTGTTTGCGCCTGCGTTACCAGTATTAGCTGCTACAGTGTTTGCGCCTGCATTACCAGTATTAGACGCTACAGTGTTTGCGCCTGCATTGCCTGTACTACTACCAGTCCCAGTATTACCTGTTCCCGTGTTGCCAGTTCCAGTGTTGCCAGTTCCAGTATTAGAAGCTCCTGTGCCCACTCCTGATTTAGTTGCAGAGGCCATAACAGCTGAGGCTGCTGCACCTGTTGTTTCAGCACCTAAACTACTATTATTAGTGCCTACACCTAATGGAACTCTATCTCTAAAGTCTGGCACATTAAAAGTTGTGCTTCCATTGCCTGCTCCATAAGTAGTTCCTATAACTGCAAACAGCCTAGCATAAGTAGTTCTACTTACTGCTGTGTCGTCACATTTTAACCAACCTGCGTTTGATGGGAGTGTAGTAGAGCCATACGCAACAATAGTACCTGCAGGTATAAGCTCAGCACCTCCAGCA